ATATATCCGATAATGCAAAAGAAAAAAAATTGGATATTGAACTAATCCGATATAATTTCAGAATGAACGAAAATAACAGTTATCATTTTTTAGTTCTAAAAAATAAAAATCCTAATCAAAAAGAATCAATTAAAAATTTTATTGATGATTTAAATGATGACGGATTAATAGTTAAATCAGAAATAAAAAATGATTTGGTATTTGTTCAAATTGAAGCATGAAAAAAATTGTCCCCTATTTTTTAATAGGGGATTTTTTATATTAGGGACACCATGTGCCCTTTTTATTGCGACTACTTTTTGAACCTATGTAATGGGCCTTTATAACTACAACTACTTATAGCTCCATAGTAATGGGTTCTCAAACACACTGGGATATTTCCATTAATCCCTTCCCTTAGATATTAATCCAAAATAAATATAACACAGGAAAAGGGCTACCACTAGAAAGATAGCCCCATATAAGATTAGGAATTTATTAGTTTATTAAACTTACTCCTCTAGAAAGCTTATTTTATTTTTATATCCCAAATGAGTAGGGGATACAGAGAATACCCCATTCTCTATCTTAGCTTCTAAAGTGAATTCTTTTTTAAATCCATTCACTCTACAAAAGGTATCAACTTCTTTATCTAATTTATTAATGAAGTTATTGATTTTTCTATTAGAGGGATTTGGGTTAGCCTCTAAAAAATCATTGATCTTGGGTAATACAAAAGTTACCCATAACTTGTCTGCAAATTCTTCAATTGTCATGGTAATATGATATTATTTTTATAAAGGGTTAAAGGTTTTCCATCATTGGTAGAAAGATATTTAGTGACTCCCTTATGATACTTGATGATTAGGGATTGCTTACAAGTAACATTGTGGATTTCACAAAATTGTTTCAATAGGTTGTTCATATTCTCTAAAGAATAATCCTTGGATAGGTTAGTCTGGAATTTAATATAATCCATCAACTTATAGACTAACATTATGGAGTTACTCATAGTAAACTACAATTCTCTTTACGATTAATACCTTTTTTATTAAGGATGATTCTAGCTATCCAATAATTAATAAATGCTAGTGCCCATACTCCTAATGTCACCCATGCTATTATTTCCCAAATTCTTTGATAATCCATGATCTCAATAATCTAATCCTAAACCATCATTTCCACCATATTTACTGTTCCATATACCACAGTAAAAATCATACCATACTAGAACATTAAAACCAATGCCCAGTAATAAAAATCCAATAATAAATCCTTCCATGTTTATTAGTTTTAGTTAAATAATTCATCTCTTCTTAAGAATTGATTTTAATAATGTCCATAATAATCCAAACATCCAGATAGGAGAGGATAACCAAATACAAAATATGATTAACCATTTTCTCTCTGATTCAAACATTGGATTATTATGGATTAGAGTTATATCTATTAAGAAAGTTAAGATTAGTCCGATAATATAAATAGAAATTAGAAAAGTGATCATATTGATGATAGAAGTGTTATGATAATACAACAAATGATTGCTCTGAATAGGAGTTTACTTAAAGCATCTTCATATAATTTTCCAAACTCATTTTTTAGAGCTTTGTGATAGGATAATATATTAATCCATTGATCACCTATTACTTGAAAATACTTGGTGGCAACTAATGCCTTGAGTTGACTCCAAAAACTAAACATGACTAAGTGTATTTAGTTATTATATTTTTAAGCTTTTGATGGATTTTTAGGATTGATTCTTTTGCTAATCCCTTATCCATCTTTTCTTTTATAATTGATAATTGTCGTGGGATTTGATTTACGGCAAGAAGATAATTATATTCCTCATCATTGAAAGGGGTTACTTTGAATCTACTATTCCCAATGATACTCAAATCCTTGGTGATTTTCATTTGATTATTTAAAGTGTAAACCCCTTTGCTTCTTTCAATTACTTCTGCTTTTTCAAAATGTGCTGGTCCAGTTACCAATACTGGGTCTCCAATGTTTAATTTCATATACTTTTCTAGAGTTTAATTAATATTTTGCATAGTTAAAGAGTGCTTTGCAATACCAGTTTGTCTAATTATAAATTTCTTAACCATTATGGCAAATAAATTATTAGTTTTAGGAGTATGTGCAGCACAAGGTGCTCTGTTATTCCCATTTAGAAAATCATTAATTGGTAATATTGAACCAAGAGCAGTATTTCATACCAAGAATGAAGAACAATGGAAACTTAATTTTGGTGAAATTCCATTTCTAAAGAGTATTGAAGAATACAAAGGGGTGAAACCAGATATTATAATTGGTTCCCCTTCTTGTGGTCATTCTAGTAATTTTAGTTATTCAAGGAAGAAAACACTGGGTAAACCAAGGGAAGATAAAACTTTGAACCTTTATTTGACTGCTATTGAGCAATTTTTACCTCAAGTTTTTCTTTTAGAGAATCTTCCAAAGCTTTTGGATTTGATCCCTTTTGAAGAATGGGAGAAAAAATTATCAAAATATCACTTAATACCCCATTGTCATTCAGTATTTGAGTTTGGAAATTCTCAAAAATCAAGAAAAAGACTCATTTTAGTAGGTATAAGACATGATTCTAAGCTAGATTATCACTATTTTGAGAGTATTTTTAAGGTTTCTGAACCATTTCTAGTAAAAGATATAGGGAATATGACTAGAAAAGAGCTAAATTTCAGAGAAGATAGTGATAAAAAGCTAGCTATGTATCATTATAGTGATAAATCTAGATCAACTTTGACTGTAAAACAGGTAAAACACCTTTGGAATAATGAATTTAAAGATGAATTTAAGTGGCCTATGAAAGGTACTAAGATGAAAACTTTACCTGGAGTATATAGAAATAGACCAAATGCTTATCCACTAACTCTAAGACCTTCAAATAGACAGTTTAATCCTAATGGATTACCTATGGGAATTGAAGAATATAGAATAATTATGGGATTTCCTAGAAATTTCAATGTTTATTTTGATAATTCAAATAAAACTTATTGGTTGAACAAAGCTAGAAATACACTATCTAAAGGATCAGTTTATGAAGTTGGTATATGGTTTAAAAAATGTATTCATAGAGCTAAAAAAGCAAAATTAAAACTCTAAGTACTTTACGCGTATACGTGCGTGTGTGGAATTATCCTATAGCATAGCTATAGGATAATTATACTACTACTTAAAAGTAGTAGTATAATCATTTAGATGTAATTATCTTTTTAACCTCCTATATTCCTTAGCCTGTATAGGCTTATAACATTTGGTTAGCAATATTTATCAGGCCAGATATTAGGAGGCTATTAAGACTGTAATAGCTATTAGCTTATAGCCTGATTAATCCCCATACCCCCCTATAATCCCCCCTTTCCCCTTAAAACACCTAAAAGGTCATACAAAAGACTATAATCATTCAAAATCTAAAAACATGAAGAATTGGATACTCTACATACTGATCATTGGACTTGGGATATTATGTGTTTATCAATTCCTGAATCCAAAATCAGAAATTAAATTCTTGGATTCCCCACCAGATACAGTTTATGTGGATAAGTACTTGAAACCAGAAACAGAATACAAGTATATCCAGGTACCAAAATACATAACTCAATATAAGGTTGATTCAATTTTTGTTGATAGGGTAGAAGTGAAACATGATACATTGGAGATATATCTTAAGGACTCATCAGTTTTGAGTATATCATCCCAGTTTCTCACTCAATATCCAACTAATGATAAGTTGATTTCAATGGTATTTGATAACCAGAAGTTGGATATGAATCTTCTCAATACAAGAGGAAACATATACAACAAGCAGTATCCAATCAATCCCAACATTTATTCATACAACTATGTAAACAATAACCTTACTTCCAAGAGAAAAAATTTCTTTAAAAGATTTTCTCCAACAGCACAAGTTACTGTAAGACCCTTCAACAACTTATATGATCTGGATTTTGGATTGAAGTACAATACCAGTAAATTTAATTATGAACTGGGATTCAATTCATTCTATTACCCAAACCTGAAGAAAGGTATAGGGACTGATTTATACCTAAGGTTAAACTATACTTTCTAACATGGCTAAGAAAACAACTCAACAGCAACAATATTTAAGCTCTGAAGAAATAAAGATACTAGCTAAGGTATCAAAAGACATATTCTATTTTTCACATTTCATCTGGGTTATCAACCCGGTGCTTGGTAGGGTTAGATTTGATCTCTATCCTTACCAAAAATCTGTTTTATACAACTTCCTGAAAGAACGATTCAATATCATTCTGAAGTTTAGGCAGGCAGGTATTACAGAACTTATTTCCATGTACTGTTTATGGTTAGCAATGTATCATTCTAACAAGAAGATAAACATTATCTCCATCAAGGATACCATTGCTAAGAAGGTACTAAAGAAGATTAAGTTCATGTATAAGAACTTACCTTGGTATCTTCAAACTCCAATCATCAATGGTAGAACCGGAGAATATGGTTCTGCATCCACAATGGAGTTTTCCAATGGGTCAATAATTGAATCTATTCCAACCTCTGATCAAGCTGGTCGTTCAGAATCTCTTTCATTACTTGTAATTGATGAAGCTGCTATTGTTCGTTGGGCAGCTCAGATTTGGGCAGCAGCTTTTCCAACTCTATCAACTGGTGGTTCTGCTATAGTAAACTCAACTCCTTTTGGTGTTGGTGGATTCTACCATAGTACTTGGGTGGATGCTATCTCTGGAAGTAACCCATTTAACCCAATTCGGTTATACTGGCAAATGCACCCAGACAGAGATCAGAACTGGTATGATGAAATGGCAACTGCTCTTGGTCCCAAAAGAACTGCCCAGGAGATTGATGGTGACTTCTTATCATCAGGTAATACAGTATTTGATCTAGCTGATATCAAAAGCATAGAAGAAATGCTCACTGAATACCCACCAATCAAGATGAGGCTTGGTGGTCAATACAGGGAATTTAATGAACCAGATCCTAACACTGATTATTTCATTGGTGCAGACTGTGCTACTGGTCGTGGTACTGACTACTCATCATTTACTTGTATGTCAAAGGATGGGGAAGAAGCAGTAGTTTACAAAGGTAAGATACCATTGGATAAGTATGCTAAACTCCTTGGTGATACCGGGGAGAAATTCAACTATGCTAAGATAGCTCCAGAATCCAATGATATTGGAATGGCAGTAGTTATTAAGCTACAAGATGAGGGCTATCCCAACCTATACTACTCAACTAAACTTCTTAAGAAGAAGGGTAAATCTAGACCAGAAGAAGAAAAGATTCCAGGTTGGTTAACTACTCAAAAGAACCGTTCACTTATAGTTGAAGGTCTTGAAAAGGATATCCGGGAAGATGAAGTTATCATTAAGGATCCATTCTTTGTACAAGAAGCTTATACATTCATCTATGATGGTATGGGAAGACCAGTTGCAATGGGTAAACATAGACAGAATAATTCTGCAGTAGATATAGATTTGGAAGGTCAGGCTTATTCTGATGATGATATATTTGGAAAAGCTATATGTAACCATATCAGGAAGACTACTAATAGAAACACGGTAATACTTCCATTGTAACATACAAAATCATTATATTATGTCAATCTTGGACCCAAGAACATGGTTTAGTAGGGGAAAACCTAAAGAATCACTAAAAGCTCCAGAGATAAGAGATGACTCACCTAAGGTGGGAGTGATATCTCCTGGAAGAGTATCAGAACCAGATACTCAAGGAAGTGGATTAGTTTTATCTTTACGGGATTTTACTAATTTGGTAGAATCCTCTTTTCGTAGAGATGTAATACCATTGATTAGGGATTTATATAAAGTCAATCCTGATGTTAGCATAGCTTTACAGGACATGTTTAAGCTAGCTAACACTGGTCATACTATATCTTTCCCTAAAAATACTCCAGAAGAAGCTACTAAGATGAGAGAACATTTAATGTTAGCTTCTAAGTCTTGGACTAAATACACAGCTGGTATAGATGGTTTGGTAAATAAATTTACTGTACAATGTCTTACCAGTGGAGCTATTTCTATAGAAGCAGTTCCAAATAACAATTTGGATGGTATCTCTACTGTATTATTTATCAATCCAGAACAGATATATTTCAGGAGATTAAATGATGGGGTATATCATCCTTATCAGAAAAATCCTAATCAAGTACTTAGTAAGAAACCAGAGTTCATAAAATTGAACAATGAGACTTACAAATACCTGGGTATGTATAATGATACTGATGAACCATACGGAGTACCTCCATTTATGGCTGCTCTCGATTCTCTTAAGGGTCAACATGATATGAGAGTAAACTTCAAACATATCATGGAATTAGTTGGTATGGTTGGTTTCTTAGAAGCTAAGATGGAGAAACCTACAATAAATCCAAGTGAATCCAGGGATGCTTATGCTAGAAGGTTGGAACATATCCTTCGTAAACTTAAAATCAACCTTAGAGAAGGTCTTAAAGATAACATAGTGGTTGGTTTCAAGGATGATCATGAATTTAAACTAAATTCTACTACCAAAGAGATAGGTAATATAGAAAAACCATGGGCAATGAATCAACAATCTGTTGCTAATGGTTTAGGGGTAAACGGTTCTCTGATAGGGGTTCAAAATAACTTAACAGAGGGTGGAACTGGTATATTATTATCAAAAATGATATCCCAGTTAAGAAATATTCAAATGCTATTGAAATATGCCTTGGAATTTTTATACACTCTAGAATTACGTCTAGCGGGGTATAATAATAAAGGTGTAGTAGTTACATTTGGAACTTCTACTATATCTGATGAACTCAAGGTTCAACAAGGTATTGAATATAAGATTCGTAATCTTGTAAGCCTTTATAATCAGGGCATCATTAGTCAAGAAGAATTTGCATGGTCAATGGGTTATGAAAAACCAGATCAAAGAGAACCAAGGCAAATGGAAGAACCGGAAGGGGTTTCCTCATCTCAAGATTCTGCCAAAAAACAAAAGAGAGAGGCTGATAAAGATACCTCTGATAGAAAAACCAGGGATAAGAATAAAACAGTTCCAAAGAGAGCAGATCAAGATTCCAGACCAAGATAAACTCTAATATTATGCCAGATTTAAAATTTACAGACACCATGATCTTAAGTGGTGGCCACAGTGTAATGGCAAACCACTTACCAGGAACGATCCCACTACAATCATTTTCAGAAAATTACTTTAAGTCCACTAAGGTAGATACTGAAAAATATGGGTTGTTTGGAGCTAATACTGATTATAATACTTACTATCCCAATGTAACAAAAGAAGATTTAAATCCTAAGGATAGTGAGTTTATAGAACCAGTATTTCGTTTGTTATCCAATTGTATAGTTGCTAAAGACTATAATCCAACTGAGTTTCCAGAAGAAGTATTAAAAGCTTCTATGAACCTGTTAGTTGGTCAGACTGTAAACTGTGACCATGAAACAGAAATAGGAAATGCTATAGGTTCTGTAAAATCAGTTTCTTGGCAAGATTCCTACAAAGCTGATAATGGGGTAGTAATTCCAGGTGGTATCAATGGAGTTCTTAAGATTGATGCTAAAGCCAACCCAAGGATTGCCAGAGGAATATTAATGGACCCCCCATCCATCCATTCTAATTCAGTAACTGTAATGTTTGAATGGGAGAAATCTCATAATATGTCAGATGCTGAGTTTAGAGAAAAATTTAATACCAAGTTAGATGATGGTAGCTTAGTACGAAGAATAGCTAAGAAGATTATAGCTTATAGGGAAACCTCTCTAGTATCTCATGGAGCTGATCCATTTGCTCAGATAATAGCTAATGGTAAGATAAATAATCCTGATTATGCTGGTGCAAGGTACTATTCCTATGCTGATGTTCAACCAATGGACTTAGATACCTTGAAAACTAAGATCTCTTACTATGATTTCAAGGGACTTCATCAAGTTGATACGATGCACAATACCAGTAAATTTATTAATGAGGGGAACCAAAACCCACAAAAAAATAATAATATGAACGAAGTTGAAAAATTCCTTGAGCAACTCTTCGGACAGGACATGCTCAGCTTAGCTGAAGGTTCTACTCCAACTGTTGAGCTTGCTTTTTCTCAGATTAAAGATATTATATCTGAGAACCAGAGTCTGTCTGAGGCAAAGACCAAGGCAGAGGGAGAAGTTACCTCTCTGAAAGAAGAGGTAGATTCTTTAAAAGAAACCATTAAGTTAAATGAAAAAATGGTAAGCTTGGGAGAAGCTCATCTTAAAGATGTGCGGGAAGCTACCATTGCTTCTTACAAAAAGACAGTAGATGAAGATAAGGTAGATGCTAATATCTTATCTTTGTTAGAAGCAGATACTACTAACGTAGAAACTTTACTTTCATTAAAAGCTACTTATGATGCTCAGGTAGAAGAAAAATTCCCTCTTCACTGTGCAGATTGTGGTTCTAAAAATGTAAATCGTGCTTCTAGTATGGCTAACACTGATACCGAGGGTAGTCAGGCAGGAAAAGATACTGGGTATAATATTGTAAGTGTAATGAAAAATATTGCCAAAACCAAATAACAAATATTTATTATGAAATTGAACAATCCACAACTGATGGCTAAAGTAGGGGTACCTACTCCTCAGACGGTTATTTACAAAAGTGAATCTCACAAACTTCACCAGGCTTTTGTATTCAAAGCTGGTGATACCATCATCCAGGGTCAGCCTGTAATGTTAAATGCAGATGGTACTATCAGTCCTTATGTAGGTGCTGCAAATACTGTATACCTGGGTATAGCTGTTACCAACAGTCAGTTCCCTGCATATCCAGGTGATGAAGTAACGGTAATGGTATCTGCTTTTGCAGTTGTATATGGTATATCTACGGCAGCAGTTACTGCTGGGTATGTAACTCCAAGTGCTCCAGCAAATGATAGCCAGTATGTAAAATATACTAATGCTGCAGCAAGTACAGCAACTAACTTTATTGCCATTACCCCAGCTTCGGCAGCTGATGAATTAATCCAGGTCCTCGTAAAATAATCATTAAACCAATAAATTAGAAAGTAATGAGTACTGTAAATATTGAAAACATGAAGGCAGCTGATTTCCGTAAAGAGTTGCCACAGATAGTTTCCCAGCTCGATGCCTTCCGTCAGGGTAACAAGGATGAAGTACCCACTGATATTTCATTGGAAGATTTCGTAAAGAATTGCTATGGTCTTTCCCTTAACGATTACTATGATAAACTGGAAGTAAATGTTAAGCGGGATACTATGCACAATATCTTCACTATGCCTGATCAGAGCATTCGTTGGTTGGTACCAGAAATCATCCGTAGTGCTATCTATTTGGGTATGAAAGAAGCTCCATTCTATCCCAATATCATAGCTTCTGATCAGGCAATCAATGGGTTAACTGCTATTATGCCATTTGTTAATCCGTCCGATGCTGCTCCTTCTCGAGTAAACGAAGCTGAAACCATTCCACTGGGGGATGTAAGTTTTGGACAGAAATCAGTAAGCCTCTTCAAAGTAGGTCGTGGTTTTAAAATTACTGATGAAGTTCGTAACTACGTTTCTCTGGATGTAATGGCCATTTTCCTGCGTGACTTTGGTGTTCAGCTGGGTTATGCTTTGGATGGTTTAGCTCTGGATGTACTTATCAATGGTAACCAGTCTGATGGTTCTGAGTCTGCACCGGTAATTGGTGTTGGTGATACTGCTGCTGGTATCCAGTATAAGGATTTACTCCGTATTTGGGTACGTGCTTCTCGTTTAGGTCGTAACTTTAAAACCATGGTTGGTGATGAAGAACAGGCTATTGATATTTTGGACTTACCAGAGTTCAAGAATCGTCAGTCTGGTACTACCATGGCAACTCTTAACCTGAAGACTCCAGTTCCTAACAGTGCTGATTTCTATATTCACCCGGGTGTACCTGACAATGAGTTACTGTTAGTAGATCCTCGTGCAGCTCTGATTAAATTAACGGCCCGTCAGTTAATGCTGGAATCTGAACGAATTGTTTCTAACCAGACGGAAGCTACTTATGCTACTATTACTACTGGTTTTTCCAAGATGTATCAGGATGCAGCTATCCTCTTAGATGGTACCAAGAAGTTTAGTGAAAATGGCTTCCCATCTTATATGGAAGTTGATCCATATATCACTGTAAGTATCGAAAAGTAATTAAACAAACCCCGGGATCAGGAATAACAACCTGGTCTCGGGATTTCTTCATTTAACTAAAAAATTCAACTATGGCTAATATAACTGTACAGCTGGGAGAACATGCTTCGGTGTTCCATGATATGAAATCGGGTCTCACCATTACTAAAGGTCAGGTGGTAGAACTTAACCTTCAGCAGCAGATGAATCCAAAGATAAAAGCTGCTCTTGGTGGTGGTCATCTGGTACGGGTAATTGGGTTACCTAAAGAAGTAAAAGAAATAGAAAAAGAAGTAAAATATAACCCAGAAGAGGATAAAGTTAAATTTATTGATCTTTTCAATCAGGGGTTAGATATTAAGAAACTGGCTAACAATTTTAATTTAATTCAGCTCAAGGGTATTGCTGAATTATTTGAAATAGAAGTAGAAGAAGATGATACTAAAGCTTCCATTATAGAAGCTATAGTTGGTGAACTTGCTCCTGCTGATGAATAAAATAAGTATGCCATGGTAGTAGATTTTAATTATGCTACTGTGGGACTAAAAGTCACCTTTGAAAACCTATCATCCAAAGTTCCCAGTGATTACACTTATCACTGGGATTTTGGTGATGGTACTCAATCTACTTTATTTAACCCTACCCATGAATATGATAAACCAGGGTTTTATAGAGTAATCCTCAGTGTAGAAGATCCCTCATCAAAAGTTGTTGGTAGTAGTGAACAGAAAGTACCAGTAACTGACAAGGCAAAAACTCATCTGTCTGCTTCTATATATCAACTAATTGATACTTATCTCCCAGAAGATATATTTGGGGTTGTGTCAATCAGTATGAAGAGGCAATTTATTGAAAAATGGCAGCTGTATTTACAGCCTCTAGTAAATCATTGCATACCTCTCCAAGAGTATAATAATGAAATGTATTATGAAGCTCTAGAAAACCAATTAATAATGGAGTTGGCAGCTTATGATTTTATGTCAGTACAAGTTGCTAATATGGTAAAAGCTCAGGCTCAATCCATATTGGAAAACAATACTACTTCAAGTTCTGGTGGAACTGATCCAGTTGATGGTTACCAGGGTGACATAAAGAAAATTCAAACAGGTCCCACTGAAGTAGAGTATTTTAATCCCAATGAGGATGAATCAGATTTAGCTTCAAATATCATCAAAGCTCTTGGCCCTGGTGGGTTATTAGATATGATGAAAGAAAACCTATGTATGCTAGCTGGTCGTTTAGATATTTACTTACCAATATGTGAAAGACCAACTAGAGTAGTAGTTCCAAAAGCTGTAAACAAACGTATAAAAGGTCCATTATCAGGACCAGATCCTTTCTCACTTCTCAAATAATATAAGATATGCCACGAAGAAAGGTAAGTAGAATTTCAACCACTGGGTGGGAACGCTATAAAAAAATCGTAAGAGATTTCATAGATATGGATTCTGGTAGGCAACCTTTCTTGTGGTTAAGAAAAATAGAACAACCTCTTCCCTATGGTGAAGATTCTGGAACAGTCTATACCCCAGTTCAGTTGGAAGGACTGTTCCAGTATAACTACATAAAAACCTGGCCAGGGGAAGACCTAACAATATCCGGTGAACTTAACCCAGGAGATACTGTATTGTATATTTCTGGTAGACTCCTTAGTGAAAATGGTTTCTTGAATCAATATGGGTATTGGGATTTTAACTGGTCTGAGGACAGATTTATTCTAAATGGGAAAGTACTCAAACCAGGAGGAGACACCCAAGTAGCACAAGCCAAAGAAGAACCTTTGTTATTCTTTGTAATCCTTAGAAGAGAGGATCCAGAAAAATCAGAAGAGATACTAGAAACTTATACTGGACCAAATGCTATGGTAGTTGGTGACCAGGGTATATGGTTACTAGATTCTTCTAATCAAAAAGTAAGGGATTTTTGTAACCTACCATTACAAGTAAGTGGTAGTCCAGATATACCAGTTAAAACTAAAGACGGAACCATAATAGGAAATATCTAAAAAATAAATATATGGCAACTTGCACCTGTGATTGTTGTAATCCAGATACACCAACTACCCTGAATTACACCACTAAAGAGATAAACCAAATCCTTGCAGATGGGGTTATCAATGCTTCTGTAAGGTATGCTCCAGTTGGACAGGCTTATATATCATTAACTCTTGCTGATGCTTTAGCTTTAGTACCAGACAAAGAACGTACTACTGTAAGGATATTAACCTTTATAAATAAGGATACTCAACCAAAACCAGAAGTTTGGATTTACTTTGGTACTGATATTCTTACATGGTCTGATATCACTAAATGGGTAGAGCTCCCTATTCCAGATCCTGGGAAACTATCTAAATATCTTACTTCTGATCTAGTGAATGGTATTCAAGTAGTAGAAAATGCACCAGGGGTAGAAGATAATATTCTGTATTTTGAATATGAACCAATACCGGATCAAGCAACTTATGGTTTCCAAGTAGGATTTGAAGATACTCCAAAAGCTACAGTTCCAGTAGTAGCTAATGTTACTCTAAAAACCATGCTCATAGGAGAAAATGGTATAAATGGAGTTAATGTAATCTTTGGGATTACTGAAAAACCAAGTGAAGCTTCAACAGTAACCTTTAAAGCTACTGATTCACTTGGTCAAGAACAAATTTTTATAAACTCAGGTACATGGGGACCTCCAGATGGGTTTAATATACCAGCTGATTATGAAGCTATAACTCCATGGACTCTCATATTTAGTGAACCAGGTATATATAAATCATTCTATAAATTAGTAGATGCTCAGTCTGGTCACTTATATGCTGAAGCTTATACAACAGTTCAAGTAGAACAGTCATGAAACCAGAACATTTAGCTATCATTATCTTTGATAAAAGAAAGATAGCAAACATGGTATTAAATAAACGGCGTATCCAGAGGATAATATTAAATCAGAGGGTGATATGGAAGTCACCCTCTTTTGATTAAAATAACTTTGTATTTTTTTTTTTTTGTCATGAGAGCAAAGAGAAGTATAAAAGATAGTTTAAAAGAGTATTTGAATTGGTGTGTAGGTAGATTATTACTTGGTGGTAGTAGGGATGACACTGTAAGAGATATGGTAGATGCTATAAGTGATGAAATAGCATCTGGAGGTGGTGGTATATCTCAGGACCAATTAGATCAGACTGTACAGGATATAACCAAATCTTATGGTATAGCAGATCAAACTGTACTAACTAATGCAGAATCCTATACCGATCAAAAAATAGCAGATGTTGTTGATGGGTCCCCAGAAGCATTGGACACTCTATATGAATTAGCTAAAGCTTTGGGAGATGATCCTAATTTTGCTACCACGGTAATGGACCAAATAGGCCAGAAGTTACCTACTTCTACTTTTGAGGATTTTATTGAAAATAAAGCTTGGACTAAAGATAATTTAACCCCAAGTAATTATGTAACAAAAGAAAATGGTTCAGTAGTTAATAAATTAAGTATAACTAATCCTTCTTTACCTGGTGATCATTTTGTTGGTGTGGATCCAACTAATGGTATAGTTTTACAATCATTGGATCATTTTGTTAATTTATTAGGGGATAAACTCTACCTTGATAATTCAGAAGAGTTCTACAATACCAGTAACTTAACCTCTCTTTCACAACTTATAAATGATATAAGTTCATTAAAGGCTGGTAGTAGAGTAGCTAGTATGGATATAGATTTAACTACAATGTATTCATACTTAAGGTATGACCTGTTTGATTCTACAACTATAGGTACCAAACCTTCTGGAATAACCACTGGGTTCTTACTCACATTCTCTTGGGATAACGGAGGATGGGGAGCACAAATAGCTACTTCTGATGGTAACAAGGATGGAGCTATATATATGAGAACTATAAAAGAACAAGATTCTACTAAGGTATGGGGTCCATGGATAACTTTATATAATTCAGCTAATTTCAATCCTGATGATTATGTAAAGAAAGATGAAACTGGTACTGTAACAATTGCAGAGCCAGAAGTCCATAATAATACCAACACTTTTAATGGTCAGATAATTCTTGGTGATGGTGTAGGTATATCTAATGGTGGAAAACAATTACTTGGGAAGAATACTTCAGGTGATGTTGAAATAGGTGATGGTACTCTTGGTATAGATTTAAAAGGAGATTTAGTTCATAGGGTAGATGGTGATCAACGATATCTGGTATATGATGAAGACATATTACCTAACCCATTACATGAATTAGCTACTGCTACTGATCTTAATAATGCTACTGAACGAGGTACCTATTCATTTAACCCAGGAGTAACTAATGCTCCATCAGTTATGACCGGTTATGGGTGGGTATTAGTAATGGTTAACCAAACTGACAAAGGTAAAAAAACCCAAATATGTGGTGGGTTTGATAACAATGGTAATTATCAAGGGTTATACACTAGATATTTACCAGACAATGTAAATTGGTCAAGTTGGGAACCCGTATCTGGTGGACCTGGGGGACAGGGTGGGGAATCATCAGTATATCATTTCCCTGGAGACCCAGGAAAATTGAGTGTTGGTAATACTTCTACTCAAATAGAATCTATATTAGGTCCCGCTTCAGATTTTTTAGCTGCTTTTAATAGTGGTAAGATATTTGTTAGTAAGTTCCTAACCATACAAGGAACTACAGTACCAGCTAATATGATATATAGTGGATTTTATGCAGTAGATTCTGAGAGTTCTGAAGCAGGACAATTTACTATGGCTGGTATATTAGGTGGGATAGCTATAACATTAGCTATTGAGATAGTTGATAACAACTATGCTGGTATATCAACTATTCAACACGGTACTATAACCATTAACACAAGTGGAACCGGTAATTAAAATGAGATATGCCAACAGGAAGTAACTTTGTAACTATCCCTTGGGGAGATGGTACAAATGATAACATATATATGGATTTCTCCAAACTATCAGAAGGAGAACCAATTCAACTATCCTCCGATGATAACTCATCCAAGATAGAGAGAGCTAAGATTTTTGAATTTAAGGGTAATGTTATTCCTTCACAATCTCAATATCAAGCTTCAGCTTTTTTAAAAGTAGTTCAACAGGTAGATGGTTCTATAGTTGCAAGCTTTGATATGTCCGATTCCATTTATAAGTAACTTTTAACTCCTTGAGTTATGACAGAGAGTAAAACTTCTACAAATATCATTCTATCAGCTATAGATTCAAGAGCAACTGGAGAAAAATATCCAGTTGTAGCTATAGTACCATGGAAAGATGGAGTAGAGAATGATAATTTATATATATTTCAAGATACTACTAAGTTAAATCCCACTTTTCTTATTGGTTCAAATGAGCAAATGGATATAAACCCACGTAGTAAAAGCTTTACTCTTGAAGCAGTTAAGATAGGTGTAAGTACTGGTGAAAAAACTTATGCTGATCTTGATATAACTCAGGAGAGAGCTACTTATGAATATTCCTTTGAATTAGTAACTAAAAACAACGCTGCCAAAGAATTACCAGCATCTGGTGGTTCAGTAGAGATAGAGGGGATAATAACCACTTGGAGAAATGGTAGGAAGGTATCTACTTTGAAGACTCCTTTTACAATGAGTGGTTATTCTCCTGGATTTACCATATCAGGAAAGACAGTAACTGCAAGCAATAGAGGGACGGTTATAGGTCCCTCTAGAGCAGTAAATATAGTTGGGTATACTAATAATACCATTGATGGTTCTACTATCTCTGGAACAATAACTATAACCCAACAAGAAAATAAAGTTACTAAAGTAGAACCATCAGTAACTCTATCCTACAATCCTTCTCAAATACCAGCAAAAGGTGGAAGTTCAAATCCAACTGTTAGTAATTTATCTTATATAACCACATTTTCTAGTGGTGAAACTCTTAGTGATTTACCAAGCTCAGAATATATAGATACCATAACTAAAACTAATACTTTTAAAATACATACTTCTAATTCTCCTTTTTCCATAGATGAATCTACTGGTATAGTTAGTATTGGATCAAGGGGAACCGTAGTGGGTGATACTTTAACAGAAAAAATATACATAACCCATAGAGTTCAAATACATTATAAGAATGATATATTTGAACCAACAAACAATCAAATAACTAGAACAGCTAATATAACTCAGCAAGCTAATCAGGTAACTTATTCAGATATTACCATCTCATTGTTTGGAGTAGCAGATATTCCAGCATCTGGTGGACAAGTGTCTGAAGGAGTTGTTAACTATTCTCAAATAGCTTCTTATACTTCGGAAGAATTAGAAACTATAACTACTGGAGCTACCATAACTTATAGTGACCCGGTATCAGCTGATACTAAGAATATTACTATAAGTAATTCTACAGTAGTTGGTACTTTAGAAGTAACTGTAACTCTTAATGGGAAGAGTGGAACTAAAACCACTGATGTATATCAAGAACAAAACAAAGTAACTCAAATTGAGTTATTAGATTCTTGGGCTCATACCTATAGTATGGAAGGAACCGCTGCTCAAAATTCTGTTGGCCCGGACTTAGTAACTAGAACTTATAATGTAAGATATACGTTTATTTCTGGAGCTACTTCTACTGATAAACCAGGAACTGAATTCGGTACTTTATCTGATACAGTAAACTATTCCTGGCCTGGTCCAAGTAAAAGCTTTACTGGGTTATCAGCTCAATCAGGTAATGTAACTATGAGAAGTCTTGGAACAAGTATTGTTAATGAGACTACTTCTCCACAAGTTACTAGAACTGATAAAGTTACCTGGACTCCTTCTAGTAATTACAGTTATAGAACCCTGGAATCAAATGAAGTCCAAAAACAAGCTCAAGTAACACGAGAAGGTAACTACGTAGTTGATATCCGGTTACCAGAAGATGTATTATCTTTATCCTACAACCCTTTAGAAATACCAGCAAAAGGAGGTACTTCTAGTCCCACTGTTACCCAGCGTAAAGAACCATCAATGATTTATACTTCTGGGACAGAAGGAGAAGCAGGAGTTATTCCAGCTAGTACTTATGGGTCATTCTATACTGAGAGTAACTATGAACTTGGTACTATAAATTCTCAATACTCTACCTGGAAAATAAATGTTATAACTGGGGTATTAACAGTTACTTCTAATAAAACTTCTAGAGTAGATAGGGGTTCTGCAGAATCAAAATACCATAAAAACTTTCGGTGGGTTCCAAGTTTAGTATATAATGGTGGTGGAGCTGATATTACTAGACATGCTACTGCAACAGTCTATCAGCAGGCTAATACCATTGAATCAGAAGAAATCATTATAGATTCTTTTGTATATAATATTGATATACCAGTTCTCGGTGGAAATTCAAGTCCAACATTATCACTACATATTAATCAGTTATATACTTCTGGAGAAGTTAAGTGGGTAAATCCAACTTCCTATACTGGTAAGTATGCTTTTGTAGGAACTGCCCCATCAACTTTTAGTATAAATGCCAATACTGGAGTAGTAAGTGCTACAGAAGCAGAAGTTTCTCAAGAATTAAAAGCTAATGTAAAAGTAGATGTATCAAGTCCAAGTTGGAATGGATCTTCTACTCTAACTAAATCAGCTCAAGCTGAAGTAGCTCAACCTGCTGGTACTGTGATTTATGATACTCCAGTTATTACCATCTCATATCCTCAAGTACCAGCAAAGGGAGGAACAGTATCTCCAACTATACAAGTAACACAAGCCTGGGGATGGAATGATGACTATGATGAAGGAGTAAATACCTTTAATTTAAATACCCTACCAGCTGGTAGTTACGAATTTACTGGTATTGCCACAGCTAACGGTTCTGTAACAGTTTCATCTAAAGGTACTGTGGTGTCTGGGGTAACTAATGTTGGTACAGCTAGATTTAGTGTTACACTAAATGGGAAATTTGCTACTAATACTTATGTAGTTACTCAGCAAGCTAACTCTATTGATAGTGTTGCCGTTACATTTGGATGGCATAATAATACTAATTCAGTAGCTGCAAGTGGTGGTAGTTTAGTGGTAGATGTAGCAGTAAAAAATACATATACTTCTACCAGTACAGATACGGTATATCCTTCTGCTACTGATGCTGGTATTTCTTTAACTGTATCAGGGGTATCTGGAGCTACTGTTTCTAAAGCTACTATAACTGTACCAAACAGAGGTTCAACTGTAGGACCCGCTTTAATTGGTACTGTAACAGGAAATTACAAGGGTACAAACTCTAGCAATAGTTTAACCTTTACTCAGGCAGAAAATAAGGTAACTAAATTGGAAGCTGGTGTTCTTGATCCTAATACTTCTACTGTACATTTCTATTACAATAATAATCCTATCCCAGCATCTGGTGGTACCGCAACAGTAGTTGGTAATGGTAAGGCTAAATTAACTTTTTCTAGTGGTTCTTGGGTTGAAACTAGTTCTGGTGGTAGTAGGTATGGTGGGACTATGGCTTATGGTAGAACCTACAGTATGACTAATGGAAATGGGTTTACCATAAATACCAACAATGGTTCTGTAACTGCAGAAAACAGGGGAACTACCATAGGAGCTGTAAGAACTTCCAATGTAATAACCAGTGAATTTACTGCTACATTTACTCACCCCGCTTCAATGGGTAGTACTAAAGTAAAGGATTCAATCAGGGGTACTCAAACAGTAAGCCAACAAGCTAATCAAATTACAGCTTATGGAAATCCAACAGGTGGATCTTTAACTGTAAGTGATATCCCAGCATCAGGTGGTACAATTAGTTCTGGTACTATAGGTGGAACGGTATCTCAAACTAGAACCTATACTTCTGGTTCAAATGATACCTATTCTCAAGCTACTCCAACTAATGGTACATATAGTGCAGGTATATCTGGATCTAACCTTGGTACTACTGTAACCAGCAGAACTGCTAAAGGTACTCTAACTTATTCCTATACTTTAAATGGAAAATCAGGTAGTATATTTGCAACAGTCTATCAGCAGGCCAATACCTGGAGAGACAATAGGATGACCTTGTCAGCTAGTAGTACTTCTATCGGTGCTGGTGGTGGAACAGTAACCTTACATACTGTAGTATATAGAATGTATACTTCTGGTACTGAGGGTTTAGGTGGAAATGACTTAGTTACAAGTTGGTCTGGATCAGCTACTGGGTTTACTTTAAGTGGTTTTAGTTTGACTGCAGCTAATAGAGGTACAACGGTAGGAAATGCAAGGTCTATAACTATAACTGCTACTTATGCTCATTTAACTTCTAATTCAGTAACTGTTACCCAAGCTGCTAATTCTCTCACTTGGAATAATCCAGTAATTACATATACGTATCCGAGTGACATTCCAGCAAAAGGAGGTACTATAACTCCTACAGTTAGTATAACTCAATCTGGTAGTTATAGTTCTGGTTCCCCAGCTTCAAATACTACCATTGGTTCTAAATCATTCTCTGGAACAGGGGTCAATACTTCAACTGGGGCATATACTGCAAGTTCTCTTGGTACTACTGTTAAAGTAAGAACTAAGCTTTCAATCGGTACTGTTTCAGTAACTGCAAATGGAAAAACTGCAACTAAAACTGCTGAAATTTGGCAAGCTGCTAATTCCATAACTGGATATAAAAATGTAACCATAAACCAATTTTTTTATAGTGATATACCATATAGTGGTGGGACAGTATCTCCAAATTCAGATGTTGAATATGGTACCACCTATACTTCTGGTGCTACTTTAAATAACCATGGGCTTCCTCCAGGACATACAGCAACTTATATATGGACTGGTAGTAAACCAAGCTGGGGTACTTTAAGTTCAACCACTGGTAATGTTACGGCAACCTCAAACTCGGGCTCATCAAATAGATCAACTTCTGTTAGTATGGAAATCCTATATAATGGGTCTGCTATTGGGGTAAGTGCTTCTACTACTGTTACTCAAAAGAGCCAAGGTAAAGTATCAGTAACTTTAAGTATATCACTGAATATTTATGGAAGTGGTTCAATTAATGCTGATAGAGCTGTAAATGATAGTCTAAATGTTGGATGGACCCAACATGATGACATGGGAAATGGAGCTGATAACTTTGTTAACCTATCACCTGGGCAAAGCTCAGCTAGCATTACTAGTATGAATTCAAGTTGGCCAAACTATAGTATATTCCAAGTTAATATGCAAAGTATTCCACCTTGGGTTAGTGGTAACTGGTCTTACTATTGGTAATAAATTTTTAACTAAAACTCAACTATCATGACAAAAGAAAATCTTTGGCAGGTAATTATCGGTATGTTAGTTACTGCAATTTTTGGAGTACTCCTTCCTATGAAGTGGGCAGCTATATTCCCTGCTTTTTTAGTAGCAATTATCTGGGCTGGTATCAAACAGACTTCAGGTAAGAAATATCCTAATAAGGATGGGGAAATGGTAGAACCAAAATTTTGGAAAGACTTTGTTTCAGTAATGGCTGGAGCATTAGTAATATATTTAGTAGTTGTAATACTTTAAACTCTCTAGAATATGCCTATTTTTAGGGATATAAGTAGTTTTACAACCCTCACTAATGACCAAATAAAAGAAAAGGTAGCTACTGGTTGGAAACCTTATACTCAGGTATCTACAACTGAAAAGGTAGACCTATATGATTTTCTTAATCTGGTAGATCTTTCAGCTATTTATGAAGCTATTAAAGCAGTTAAAACTGAAATAGAAGAGGATATCCAACCAAAGTTGGATGAACTTCAAGAACAGATTACTGCTAATGATACCGATATCACCAACTTGACCAACAACAAGAAAAACAAACAAACTTTTTCTTCTGGTGATACAGTAACTTCAATATCTGGTGGTCAAACAATTGAGGTAACTGGAACTGCTAAAGTAACCTGTAACGTAAATGCAACTACTTTCACAGAGTTGCAAGATACTGCTTATCTAATGGCTCTTGGTGTTACTGAAGTGGAATTCACTTCCAATAACGGAGCTTTATTTATTAACTATCAAAATACTCAATTACCAACTGGGGGTACCAAATGTTATAAATTGGTACGATCTACACAAGGTAATCAAGCAAATATCTATATAGATGTTGATTCCTATATACCAGTTGGTGGAGCTTACGAAATAGTGATCTCAGCTAATAAAGGAACTTCAAGGGATAATCCATTATCTGCTGGTCAGGATACTGCTACAATAACTGCAGAACTTGTAACCGGAGATATTCCATCTGGGTTAAAACCAACTTTAAGTATTACTGGAGAAGGTTTTAGTTTAGACCCAGATACTGGAGTTGTAAATGTTGCTAGTAGAGGAACTACTCCAGGAGCTATAAGATCGGCTACTATAACTGCAAGTTATGAGGATTTGGAACCAAAATCCATAACTTTATATCAGGCAGAGAATAAAATTACTGGATATAATGGTACTATAACTGTAACTACTGGTATATCCTATCCTAATATTAGTAGTAGTGGTGGTAATGCAAATCCTTCAGGTCCATCCTGGTCTCAGGAGGCTACCTATTCTTCTGGAGAATCTGGTACTGCTAATAATGTTGGATCTGTATCTTTTGAAAAAATAAGTGGAGACTCTGCTTTCTCAGTGGATTCCAGGGGTACTGTATCTGTAGGTGCTAATCCAAGTTTTGATAATACAAGGTCTGCCACCATACGTGCTACTATAACTAATGGTTCAGAATCTGCTACTTCTACTGATACAGTAGTTCAAGCTGCTGCTACTAGAACTGATATAGTTATTTCTTGCTCTATTTCTCAACTGAGTGGTAGTATTAATCTTTCTGCTCCAGCTCAAGATAGGCTATCAGTTAGGTTAACCATATATGAGGTAGATGGTCAAGGGAATACCACTGGAGTTGGTTTTGATACTTTAGACTATACTATAAATGTTGGTCAAAGTAGTATATCAGTGGTTGATAGACCAGATTCTACTTGGATAGATTTTAGAGCTGACGTATATGAGGTGAATGGTATCACTAATCCCCCATTGCAATTGGATAATGGAGTATATACTTGGGATTTACCAAGCTAATACTATATAGAATATGGCTAGAAAAGTTAATGTAACTCTCCCAAACCTATCTAATCTTCAATTTCAAATAAAGTTAGAAGGGGATTGGGTAAAAGTGGGGCAGTTCATTGATAATCTAGCCCCAGATATCCAAAAAGCCTATGATACGGCTACTACTAAGTTTGCAAAAGCTTTACTAAAGATAGTGAAGACTTCAATTGCAACTGGTTCTCCTCCTAAAGGTTCTGGTGTATACTGGGAACCTCTCTCTGATGCTACACTAAGAAAATATGGTGATCACCCTACTTACTATTTAACTGGGTTATACCATAGATCAGTGGGTTTTTTTAAATATAAGTCTAGAACACTAGTTGGTTTACCAATAGGTAAGAAAAGGTCCTCACAAGGGGGTTTAACTTTAAATCAACTTGCTTTAATCCTTGAGTATGGTACTGGGGGTAAAGGTGGAGGGAAAAGTAGAGGGACTATACCACCTCGTCCTTTGTGGGGACCTTCTTTAAAATCTATTGGTGGAAAAGAAAAATTAAGAGCTACAATACTAACAGAACTCCGTAGAAGATTCTCTAGATACGGAATAAAACCTAATCAAGTAAAATGGTAAGTTCACAAGAGGTAATCGAAAGATCAATCTATTCATCTATACTTGGGGTTACTGTTGGACTTGGTTATACAGTTGACCCAGATACTTATTTACCCATTAATCAAGAAAACTCTGCAAGATTTAAAAATGATATAGCTAAACTAAACCCATATATTGGTATATATGGAGCAGGAAATAACCAATCCAAAGGTAAGAAAATAACTCCAAGAATAGATGTAAATCCAAGAGGATTTTATCCAGGAGCTATAGGATTACCAAGACAATTAATAGAAAAGGAAGAGGGTATAGGTTATACTGCTACTGAAATGCCCTATGAAACCATTGATCAATATATAGATATACACTTAGTAGCCAATTCCCAACAAGATATAAGATTACTCCATAGTATATTATTTTATTCGGTTCCCCAAAGGGGTTATATTAAACCCTATACAGAAGAAAGATTTTTATTCTCTGGAAATATCTTTATTGAGTTGGTAAACTTCTTTGATACCCCTAATTTGGATGTGGGTATAATAGAAAAGATATACCAGTTTCAGGTATTTGATACCATTACTTATGAAAAACCAGTTGATGGTGATCTTACTCCTATTACCGATATATCCTTACTATTACAAGGAGAAGGCTATGAAGAAAACATTAACATAATAAAAAATAATCCTTAACATTTAAAACAAATAGAGTTATGCCTAACACTCCAAGAGTACAGTTCAATTTTGAGAACAACAATGTACAAAACAGTACTCCACTACTGGGAGTATCACATGTAGTTGCTCGTACTACTAAAGGCCCATTCAATTCCCCAGACCAAGTATTCAATTCATACTCTGCTTTTCAGGAAGTATATGGGGAAGAGATAGTTCCTGATGGAACTGTTTCTAACATACAGAAAGCTTTTGAATTAGGGTCAAAATTACGTATATCCCGAGTATCTGGGGTTGGTGCATCATTGGGTAAAGCTAATCTATATACCCCGGGTACTGAGCCAGTAAAAGGTGATGCTGCTATCATAACCTTTACTTTAGTAGACCCAACTGATAAGACTAATACTATAGCTATGCAGTTGGGAATTGAAACTAAAGAAGCTGGTAGTCCAGTACTGGATTCCACTGGTTATAACTTAAATAGGGATTTCTATCTCAGGGTATCAAAAGGAAATGGTCCAACTAACCGAGTAACTTTAACCCAGTTTAAAGCTTTCAGTGGAACTAATAATACTTCAGTAGCTGCAGAAAATATATTAGCTTCTAATCTGTTATTCTCTGGAGCTAATTATACTGAAGCAGGACCAAATGCTACTGCTTTCGTAGAACCACAAGTTCTTCAGGATTTTGTAAATAATGCACCTAATATTCAATTAACCTTTATAGAAGCTACTGCTAAAGATGAAACTATAGCTTCCCGTATCAAAACCATAGATGACGTAATTGCTACTTTCCGTAGTTACTCTAATTGGTATGGTACTGTAAAGGTAGGGGAAGCTGTAGTAGCTGATGACCCAGTATATATGGTTATCAATGAGGGTACCAGTGGAACTACTCCAGATGTACAGAGTTGGATTAAGGGGTTTGAAGCCATTAATGCTTATAATGATGGCTATCAGTTAATCCTTTCTCATATCCATCAGCACCTTCCTAACTACTATTTAGAAGCTTTAGCAACTGTTGCTGATGTAGTTAAGAGCCAGTATGAAATTGTACTTTATGTAGAAGTTCCAAAAGAAGATGCAATTGGAAACATACAAACTCCAGACAACATCATATCAACTTTAAAAACTTTACAGGCTACTGTTGGTTATGCTAAAAACATAGCTTACTTTGGTGGTGGTATCAAATACTACAATCAGAATGGAGCTCTCCAAAACTGTGATGTACTTGGTACTGTATTGGGTCTTGGTGATGCTTCTGCTTCTAACAATGGTCCATATATGTCTTTTGCAGGTATGAACCGAGGGATAGTAAATGATGCTTTAGGTCCAGTAACTGAAAACTTAGGAGCACCATCAAAAATAGGTAAACTTCAGGAATTAGCTGAGTGGTTTTGCAATATCTTTGTAGTAAAAGATACTCCCAATCAAGGTAAACGTACTATGCTTTGGCATAACTTTACTTCCAGTCCAAAATCAGATTCAGAAAAATTCCTTTCTATAGTACGATTAAATCTTTATCTTAAAAAGAATTTAAGACCTATTCTAGAAAGTTATTTGGAAGAACCCAATAACTGGACCACTTGGAAAAAGATTTACTACCAAGGCAAGGAAATCCTTGATGATTTAATAGGGGTTGCTATTACTGAATATAGCTGGTTGGGTGACCAATTTGCTAACTCTTATGAAGACCTTCAGATTAATAATGAAGCAGATGTTCGTCAGGGTAAATATCGTTTAGTAATCAAATACAAGGATATTGTTCCATTACAGGAAGTTACTGTGGATATTGTAATAGATGCTGCTTCTCAGTCTATTGACCTTGAAACCCAGATTCAAAATCTCTAATAAACTTTTAAAATTTAGATAATATGCCAGCAAAAGTAAAAAATCCTCGGAAGAAATTCCTTTGGAGTATCATATTTATCAAACACCCCATTAACACTTATCTTTTCCAGAATGTAACTCTTCCAGAAATAAGCATAGAAGAAGTTGCACATGGTGATATTAACCGGGATGTCAAAACCGGTGGACGTATCTCTGTTGGTACATTAACTTGTCAAAAATTGGAAACTACGTCTGGTTCTGATACTTGGATGTGGGATTGGATGATGTCAGTCCAGGATCTTCTCCTGGGTGGGGGTTTAGTTCCAACTCAATATTGGGAAACTTGTACTATTAATGAATTGGCTGAAGATGGGGTATCAGTACTCAACAGTTGGGTATGTACTGAAGTTTGGCCAATGCGTGTAAATGGTCAGGAATTGGATCGTATGAGTTCTGACAATACTATTGAAGAGATAGAGTTCTCTGTAGGTACTATAGAAAAATTGTAAACTATTGCAAGGGAGAGCTCAGAAATGGACTCTCCCTTTGTTTTTTTAAACCAACTCAACAAAAGGTTAAAACATGGAAAATGATTTCTTACAAGCACGTAAATTAGAATTTACAGTGCCATCTGGTTACAAATATGTAATCAGAGAACAGAATGGGGCAGATGATGATATATTATCCAACCCAGTAGAAGCTAGAACTTTACGTAATATTTCTAGATTCATTGCTGCTATTGTAGTTTCTACTGACTACACACAAAATGGAAAATTAACAGTAGAAGATGCCCATCAACTTCCAGTATTGGATAAATATTGTATAATGTTTAATTCCCGTATATTTTCTATGGGAGAAACGGTAGAATTTGAACATGACTGGGGTGATGGTGGAGGAGTTATTTTATATGCCCAGGACCTCCAAGAATTTCTTTTTGATTATGGGGTTCCCCCTACAGAAGAAGAATTACTAGCAAAGCCTTTAGCTATCCCCTATTATCCAAATGGTAAGAAGGTAAAAGATATAGAATTCACCACAAGTTATGCAAACAAGTTTAAGTTTGATGTACTTACTGGAGAGGGTGAATCATACATTGCTAACTTACCAGATGATAAGAGAACTAAGAATCAGGAATTAGTGGCCCGTAATCTTTACTTAGAAGTAGATGGTAAATGGGAAAAGGTAACTAATTTCAGGATGTTCCCAGTAAAAGAGATGTCTGAAATACGTAGAGAAATATATTCTTGCGATCCAGACTTCTCTGGTAATACAGAAGTTGAAAACCCAAGAACTGGGGAAAAAGGTTTTGTAAACTTATTAGCTATAAAGGGTTTTTTCTATCCGGGGGAGATGTAGATGAGGATTTCATTTATCTTCACCATGCAAAGATTCGGATAGATTATATAACTCTAGCTAAACTCCCAATCAGACACCGTCTCAAATTACTTGAGGCGGCTTCTGAGTATTATAAATCTTTGGAAGCTATAAATAAGAAACGATAATATGCCTGCATATACAAGTGGTAGCCTCACAGGTAGTAACCTTGAAATAGGTATTGCTCTAGTTCTTCAGGATAGGTTTTCTAACCAAGCTAGAGAAGCTTCATCTCAGATCAAAAGACTGCATAATGAAGCTAAGATGGCAGTAACTGCCAATCTCCAGTCAGCAAAGAGTATGGCTGATACCGTTATGGGTTGGTCTGGGAGAGCACTGGGGGGAATTTCTTCTATGCTTCAAGAAGGAGCTGGCTTTGTTGATACAATGACAACTGTAAAAGCAATTACTGCTGCTTCAGATACCCAGATGAAACAGTTAGCAGATACTGCTCAGTCTTTAGGTATAGCCACTATGTTTGATTCTAAGGAAATTGCATCTGGTATGCAATACTTAGCTATGGCTGGTAATACAGCTGAAGAAATCCAACAAATGATTGAGGGTGCTGCTTATGTTGCAGGTGCTACTAATATGGCATTGGGTGGTAAAGGAGGTACTGCTGACTTAATCACCAATGTTATGTCAACCTTCCAGATAGAAGCTGCTGGTGCTGCTACAGTTGGTGACCAGTTAGCAAAAGCAGCTCTATCTTCAAATATGTCTATGATTGACCTGGCAGAAGCAGTTAAATATGCTGGGGCAGACATGGTAAACTTAAAGAGGACTCTACCAGAAGTGGCTGCATTAGCTGGAGTTCTGGGTAATGCTGGTATCCAGGGATCAATGGCTGGTACTGCTATGTCTAACATGGCTAGATACCTGAACAAATCCCTGGTCCAGCCCTCTTATAAAGGTGGTAAAGCATTAGCTACATTAGGATTATCAATAAAGGATTTTACTGATTCTAATGGTGATCTTATAGATCTTTCAGCTGCCATAGGTAAGATAGTTGGTGGTATGAAAGGTTTATCTTCTATGGAAGTAGCTCAAGTATTCAATGATATCTTTGGAGTTCGTGGTAACCGAGCTGCTGCTGCACTTGCAAGAAGTTTACCAGAATATGAAGACCTTTTAAACAAGATTCTTAACCAATCAGAGGGATATGCAAAATCTATAGTTGAACAGAGGATGGAGACTATAGCTGGTGGTATAGACCAGATGAGGTCAGCTCTTGAAAACTTAAGAACTACTTTTACTACGGTTATTGCTCCAGTTATAACTCCAGTATTTAAAAGATTAGCTCAATTCTTTGAATTTGTTAGAAATATTTTAACAATCCCAGTACTTGGACCAGCTCTTACTCAATTCATTACTTTTGGTACTACTGGAGTATTTCTTATAGCTACATTTACCAAGTTAAAAGCTGCTTGGAAATTACTCACCATGGATTCTCAGGTATCATTCCTAAACATGATACGAGTTATCAAAGGTGGATGGGGAGAAGCTACTTGGAGTTTATCAAGGTATATGGCATTAGAAAGAGCAGCTAATGCAACTAGAAAAGGTGGTCTAGCTGGTATTAATCCCAGGATGTCAAAAGCTGAATGGGCTATGATGAATGGTATGCCAGTTGGTGGTATATACATAGGAGCAGATGGTAGACCCAGGTATGCTAAAGGTAATCAGGCTGGTAAAAGAGCTGGAACCTTTGCTTCAGTGGATGCTACACAAAAAGCCATGACTGGAAAAGGGGCAGCTACTGCAGCTGGAGCTGGTGGATTCTTTGCTGGTTTGTTTGGTAAGAGTGCTGCTAAAACTGCTGCAGCTGGAGCTGCTAGAGCAGGATTTGGGGCATTTGCTGGTAGGGGTTTATTAGCTGTAGGTGGTAGATTAGTTGGTTTACTTGGTGGACCAATAGGAGTTGGTATATCCATATTAACTTTAGTATTACCATCTCTCATAAGTGCTTTAACTGGTAATAAGGAAGCTACTGATGCTAATACTGATGCTGCAAACAAAGTAGCTAATCAATATGGGAATTTAGTAGAAAGAAACAAAGCTAATAAGTTCCCAGGAGAAGATCAGATACTTACTCAGATGTACAATGCTATGCAGTATTGGGCTGAACAAATAAGAAATATAAAACCCACTGCTGTAATCAATCTCAATGTCGACGGTAAACCAACAATTAGGGAAACTGTTGAAGATATGCAAGGAGAAACCAACCTAACTTTTGGAATGAAATAATATGGCAAGTATAATAGGGAAAGCGGTTGGGGCTGTTGCTAGTGTAGTAACAGAACTAGAACAGGGGAGAATATTTAACTCCCCTTTAAATAAACTCTGGAGGGCTAAAATTTTAATAAATAGAGCTACTTCTCCAATGCCTAAGGATGAGGCAAAAGCTTCATATAAGGTAAATGATGCTTTAAATCAGCATTATGCTAGAGCTAGTTCTTATTCAGCTGCTCAACAGGGTCAACCTTGGATTCGGGCAAGAAAACAAGTATTATCCGGATTAGGGGAAAAAGATAGATATATACAGGGCACTGATTATACTTCATCCAATAGAAATATCTTAAATGATAAAATAAACAAATTAAACCAGGTTGATAATCAAATCCAGATTATTAATAAACATACTTCTCCACCAACTATCATCACTATCCAAAATAGACCAAATGAGTTGAACATAAATCCTCAATCATCCTGGGTAGCAGTGAAATCCATGGGTAGAAATAACCCATTCATGATGTACACTGGGGGGGAAGATACCATTAGTTTTGATATATCTTGGTATGTAAGTGATCCTAATAATAGGAAAGAAGTAATTACAAAATGTAATCTTCTTAAGTCATGGACTAAAGCAGACGGTTATATTGCTGCACCACCTACATTGAATATCTTATGGGGAACTTCTGGTTTATTTGACAATGATACTTTCATACTAGAATCGGCCCCATTTGTTCTATCTCATTTTCAAAATGCCAGTCGTATACTTGGTAGGTATAACCATTTAGAAAATGGGGAAAGAATAGTAGCTGGTGATGGGGAATACAATTATCTGGAAGATCTTCACTTATATCCAAATTGTGCTACTCAAACCCTTACTTTTAAAAGGGTATCTGCTACAAACCAAAGGAGAGTAGAAATAGTTTCCCCAGAGGATTTGGCTGTCACTAGAGGAATAGAAGCTCCTGTTCCTTTAGAAACCTTTAATGCTTAAAAATAAATCACTATGAACCCCTATTCTGGAGGATATATTATAGATTTTGGTGATGGGGATATGATCCTGGAAAAACCCAGAACAGTAAGTACCACCCCATTAAATAAAACACATACAGTTTTAGAAGGTGAAACTTTACAAAACATAGCTTTCAGATATTATGGGGATTCTGGATACTGGACCTTGATAGCAGAAGCTAATAACTTATTCTTTCCATTGAGAGAATTGGAAGATGGTATGGAAATTATAATACCTTAAAATTATGGCTGAAACAGTTACCACATTTAAACAAGATAGTGATTCTACATTATACCAAGGAATGGGTGCTCCATATTTGGCTATCTTTGATGGTGGACAAGAAGCTATATTAGACCCAATATCCAAATTACCCATAGGAGTATATGTGGTATCATTTGAATATACCTATGAAGAAGGCAAAGAAGATAAGGGAAGATTTATTATTGTAACCAATAATACAAACCTTATATCCATAAAAGAATTTAACTATATGATGCCACTCCATTTACAATGGGGTTGGATATATCCGGACTCTACTTCAAAGTCTGGCCCACTAAAAAAAGTATTGATAGTTGGTCATGATGTACACTTTACTCCAGAAGGAACTAGAATTACTATAGAGTTTGCTGATTGCAGTATCTTATTAAAGAATATGCAACCAAACTTTGCTGGTCAAGCTAAGGGGTTTGATAGGTATATGACTTCAGTACTTAATGGTATTCCAGTAGGGATAACTTTCATAGACTATGATATCACAAGAGAGGTTAGAGAACAAGTAGTTGCTAAAAGGGTTATACCAAGTGGAAAGGTAGTAGGTAACAATACTCCTGGACCATATTATCAATCTTATTATAATGATTTTGGTAAAGGCCCAGGGCAAGCTATATACCCATATACCCAAGATGGATTTATCCCCCAGGTATATTATACTTCTCAAGTACCATATATGTCTGACCCAGATCAAGTAGGGGTTAAGATATTAGAGGCTACTCCAGAAAATCAACAACTTACTAAAGATTTACCAAATGATTATAAACTAATTGATATAATACAACATAAAGCTACAAATGTATTATTATTAGGTACACCAAGAAATAGGTTTCAACAAGTACAACAGTTAGCTAATAGGCTAAAGAAAGGTCCATATTATATAAATGGTTCCGGTGGTAAATTAACTGTAGAAAATCAAAGATTAAATAGACCAGTATCAAAGACTTATACCTATGCTGGTGGAAATGGTGAACTGTTAGAATTTACTGTAAAATCTAAGTTTACTAAAACTTCAGTAGAAATAGGTAAGACTTCTGATATTGATCCCAATGATAAAAAAGCTAAAACTACTACTACCCAGGTAGGTATTGATCAGAACTCCGAATCTGCTGATTTATACATGCATTGGTGGAGTTCATGGGGTAATCCTGCTAATCCAACAACTGGTTTTGATAACAGATATCCATATAGTTTACAACCAAAAGATAGGTATTCAAACTACCCTATAATTAAGGATGATGGGAAGTTTACTCCAAATCTAGTAGAACAGAAAAAGAAAGATAATATTCAAAAAACCCATGAACAGGTACCGGTAGAAACTGAAGAATTACCGATATACAATAGCAGAGAAGATGCTATGGTAGCAACTTCTGCTAATATTAAGTTGAGTAAAGAAGAGTATAAAGCTTTTATTGACAATCTTAAAAAGGAGTTTGAAAAGAAAACTAAAAACCCAAAGAGTGGAGAAGAAACTGCTGAAGCAGTATCATTTATGAATACTCTTTCTAATTATACTGTAACTAGAAAAGTAACCATAAAGAAGAAGGTTAATCCCATAGATTATGACCCTTTGAAAGCTACTAATAATGTAGGCTCTACCTATAACCAAAACACTGCTTATGGTGTATATGGTCAGGACTTACCAAGAATACAGTGGCAAAGAGGTTATGATTATCTAAAAAATCAAAAAGGTATAACCATTCTTGAAACTAACATAGAAGTTAACAAACATATCCCAGAAAAAAATACAGTAACTTTATTAGAAGAGATAGAGTTGGAAATACCAATTAATGGTGCTAGAACTTTAGCTTCTGATTATACGGAATATGCTGATTTATTTATGGGTAATGATATAGAGGAAGTAGTAAGAAATCAACTTACTGCTACTGCAGTATTTGTTGGTGATCCCTTCTTGGAAAAGTCTCAAAATTTGGAAATCCAAAATATTTCAGACAAATACTCTGGGGTATGGTATATCAAATCAGTTACTCATCAATTTGATACTGGTTCCGGTTATCTTTGTAATGTTAAGTTTATTAAAAAAGATACAGTAGTATCCAAGAATATTATCAAAGCAAGTATGGCAATGATGAATGCCATGGCCAATATAAATAAGGTTGCTAAAGAAGTTTATGATAGCACAGGGCAAGATAGGACCTCTATTTTACAAGAAGCTCTAGAAGAATATGCAAATCAACACCCAGGATATTCCATATTGGCCAAATATAATGATCAAACAAATACAGTTGATATTTATAAAGCTGAACAAGATTTCAATATAATGACTAAGAATCCGAGTACTAAAACTGATACTAAAACTCTTCAGGAAAAAGGTACTCTGGTTGGTTCTATAGATTTAAATCAAAATAGACAATGACCATAGGTGAAATTATTCAGAAATATGGGGTAGAATTTACAGGTAGGTTCTACTCTGTATATAAGGGTGTGGTTACAAGTAACCAAGACCCAGACTTCACTGGTCAATTAACTATAACATTACCTTCAGTTCTAGAAGGGGTAGAAGTAATAGCTAGACCAAGAGGTAATCTTGGTGGAATGAAATATGGAGCTAAAGCTTTTACCCCAAGAGTGGGGGAAATAGTTTGGGTTGAGTTTGAAATGGGTGATCCCATGAGACCAGTTTGGTCACCATTTGGTTGGGCTATTGGAGAAGTTCCAGAAGAGTTTAAAGATAATGATACTATAGGTATCATTACTCCAAATGGAAACAAGATATATCTTAAAGAAGAAGGTGATCTACTTAAAGTCCATATAAAACAAAAGGTAGAAATAGAGGTAGAAGATGGTACTCAGATATATATGGACAAGGATAAGGTAGAAGTAAATGGTGGTACTAATAAACAGGTAATGAATATTGAATACTTCAAAACTTTTGTAGAAGCAGTTCAAAAGGACTTACTTGTAGTTATGTCAGGTCAGAATGTATCCAAATGGATGGCAACTGACTTACTTAAATTACCAGATGATAAATTCACACATTGATGGCAGACATAGGTATAACTTCAGATCAAATAATAGAAGCTAAATGTAAACCATATTTAGATACAATTGAATCTGAAGAAGAGAAACAAGCTTTTCTCCAAAGGATGAAAGATGCTGCTAAGACTTTCATTCAAAACTTTATTAACAAGATTAATGCTATACTGGATGCTATTACTGAAACCTGTAATAAGATTATAGCTTTAGCATCTACTTGGGCAGCTCAAATAGTAGCTATAGCAGTTCCGGATCCTATGGCACCAAAAGCTGGAGCTGCTTCTGCAGTAAGTTTAAAGAACAGTGTAGAAATGGCAAAAGCTAATCTTTCAGTAGCTAATGCCCAAATGGCAGAAGTAAATGAATTTGTATCCATGGCCGGAGTTGGAGTTCCACCCATAGTAGAAACTACAACTAACTTACTAAGTTCAGCTAATTCTGCTTTACAAGCAATCCCTATTTAAAAACTATAAGCTATGAATCTAAAACAACTCAACACTATTGGTTCAGGTGCTTACTTTCCAATACAGCTAGAAGAAGTAAAGGATGAAAATGGTAATATAGAAACTACTTTACAACCAGATGGAACCCAAGTACCAAAAGTACGTTGGGGAATGCTATATGGGGATGTAAGATTGATAAAACAAAATTTGATAGCTATTCTCACTTTTCAAATAGGCCAAAGATTCCGTCAAGAATATTTTGGTTGTAGAATATGGGAATGTATAGAAGAACCCAATACTCAAGCTCTAGAATATCTTCTAAGGGATTTTATTAGGGATGGTATAGAGAACTGGGAACCCAGGATACAAAAGATATCAGTAGAATCCGAAAGATCCTATGATAAAATCCATATAACTATCAAGTTCCAAATGAACAACTCTAAAAGAGTTGAAGACCTTAACTTTGAATATAATCCAGTAAACAATATAATCAATGCCTACTAGCAATAATTGGTTGAATCCTTTCCAAAGGTCTTTCAATGATATTAAGTCTACTCTGATATCTAAGCTAAGAGCTAGAGTACCAGAAATGTCAGATTATAGTGAAGGAAATATATTTATTCTTATAATATCCATATTCTCAGCTATAGCAGAAGTTATACACTTCTATATAGATAATATGGCTAGAGAAGCTTTCTTACCAACTGCTAGAAGGTATTCTTCTTTATACAAACATGCTAAGTTGGTAGATTATCATATAAAAGCTGGTATCCCTGCTTCAGTTAATCTAACCATATATAGAGGGAATGGCTCACCCATTACAGAAAATATAACCATCCCAGTAAATACTGAATTTCAATCTAAAGATGGTAAAACTTGGTTATCCTCTAAAACCATAGTATGGGATGCTACTCAAAATCCATATTCGGTTAAGGTACCAGTAGTACAGAAATCTAAAGTTGGTGATCCCGATAGAATCCAACTTGGTCAAATAACTTCTACTGATGTAATTATATATCTTGGTGATCTACCAACTGATCAAAAGTATGTAGAAGGTTCCATGGTATTATACATTGACAATGAACCTTGGATTTTAGTTGATACCTTTGCTTATGCTAATTCTACAGATAAAGTATATAAGGTAGAAATTGATGAAGCTGGGAAACCATATATAATGTTTGGTGATGGTCAATTTGGTATGAAACCAAATTTAAATGGTAAAGTAGAGGGTGAATATTATCTTACCTATGGAGCTCTTGGAAATATTGCAGAGAATCAGTTTGGTACTCCTATACCTACCATATTAACTGATAAATATGGTGATATAAGTATATCCAATGTATATTCTGCTTCAGGAGGTTCTGATTATGAAACTTTTGATATGCTTAAACAACATATCCCTCTTTCTATCAAAACTCTGGGGGTAGCTATAACCAGAGAAGATTATGAAGCAATAGCTAAGTTAGTTCCAGGAGTAGATAAATCTTATGTTGATTATCAATGTGGTAAATTTGTAACAGTATATATTACACCAGATGGTGGTGGAGAAGCTTCACAAGCATTAATTGATAGTGTTACTGATAAGCTTACTAAAGCTAAAGTAATAACTACTCATATAAATGTAAAATCAACCCACACTTCTCTAATCTTCTTAGATGCTACCATTACTGGAAGAAAATCCTTCAGTAAAAATGATATAAGTGATCAAGTAATTAAAGCTTTAGTAGAAGCTTATAGTTACAATACTTCTGATATAAATAAGGTAGTAAGGTTATCTGATCTATATGCTCTGATAGATAATCAAAGCATGGTGGATTATTTAAATATCAATTCACTTTACTTACTGTCTTATCCAGTTCCTCAAGGAGGGGGTGGAATAGACCCTTCTCTTGTACCAGACTTAAATATAACCCACTTCAAACAGATAAATTTCAGTACTGGTGATGCTGAGGCTCAAACTGATGAACGTCAGATAATGATAACCATTACTCAAAGTGGTTATAAAATAAATGGGTTACTTAATGATAGTGATATCAATACCACTGGTACTTTTGGGAACATTACTCAAATAAATGGTACCAATCTATCTTTTGAAATTACCATAGGCAATCCAGGAGAAGGTCAGGTATACAACCCAGGAGATGAATATGTAATATCTCTTCAGCCTATGAACAGGGATTTGGTACCAGTTAATTTCAATATCCCAATATTTAGAAGTAACACTATAACCCTTGAAATCCATGAAGTCGTTTAAAAATTTTAAGGACTATGTGTTCACTCACCTATTTCCTATATATTATAAGGAAAATGATACCTACAAAGATGATGAAGGTAAAGGTATATTAGAAAGATTCATAGATTCATGTACTGGATATCTGGATGAGCAAGTAATGCCAGATATAGATAATTTCATGGATTTACTGGATGTAGAAAAAACCCCAGAGTTATTCCTTAATTACTTTTGGGAATACTTCGATTATATCCCTTATGCTTATGGAGTTTTAACAAGGGGAGAACCTTATACAAAAGAAAATGTATATAAATGGTTAAACAGTCCAGAGGGATTTCCAAAAGCAGATACTAGAAAGATATTAAAATATGCCATATCTTTATTCAAGATACGTGGTACAGAAGATTTCTTTACAGTACTTGGAAGATTCTATGGGGTAAGATTTAAATTTGATTTAGTATTACCTATAGATGAACCAAGTACTCAAGCTCTGGATGATTCAGAAGAAGAGTTTTCCGGGGATTCAAATTTAGTTATAGCTCTATGGGAAGGGGTATGTTCAGTATACCTAGAGTCTGGTTCTATTGAACAAGGGAATAAAGCTGGCTGGCCATGGGGTAGTTGTTGGAGTTGTGATACTCTAGCTCTCACAGTTTATATTCCTTATGGAATGTATAAGTTATTGGAAGAGCAAGGTAGGTTAGAAGAAGTAAAGGATGCTTTTGCAGAATTAATAAACAAGTATCTTCCACTCAATGTAAGGTTATATGGTAAAAATGATGAACACATAACTCTTGTACCAGATATACCAACATTATTAGTAGATGCTCCAGTAATGGTTCCAATAAGTACTTCCGAAGCTGATCTTGAAATTCCAGCTTATTCTTCTACTTAGTTCCACCAGTTGATTATACTCAAACCAAATCGGTACAAAAGACTGTATTAGCTACACCTTCCACTAAGAGGAAACGTAAAACTAAAAAATAATCAGAATATTATCATGGGGTATCTATTACAGATTCAGGATACAAGTATTGACAACGCAGTTACTCAAGTAACTAAAGCTTCTGTTGAACTAGCAGAAGCTGCTGCTAATTATGGTGCTTTAAAGATTATATTTGGTATCTTTATGGTATTTATAATAATTGTTGTAGTATTGTTTGTATATCAGATATTTTCTCTTACAAAGAAAATGGATATCATACATACTGCTGCAGTTAAAACTCAAGAATACTTTGAAGGTGCTTCGGATAGAACTATAGGTAAAACTCAGGCTCAGGTCCTTATACGTAGAGGTATGAATAGTTTATCTAATACCATTAAGTATAGAATACTGAGAATACGATTAGAGAATCATATAGATGATGTAGAATTAACCAAGAATAAAATCAATAGATTAGTAAAAAATGATTTTATAGAGTTTAGTTCTTACCTATCTAACTTCCTTTGTGATGATAAACAATTATCAATCATAATTGATGAACAGGATATTGGTGTAGTGGTGGACTTTATAATAGAACAGGTATATATCCCAAAAGATGAATTTACAGTATCAGGTCTAGATCAATCAACTGATATTTTAGTAAATGGTATAAAACTTAATTACTTAAAATCATTATGACACGTAGATTAGTAATTATCTTAGACCCAGCTCATGGGGAGGAAGTACCAGGTAAAGGTTCACCAGATGGTACTCACAAAGAATATAGATGGAGTAGGGATATTTGTAATATTTTAAAACCAAGATTGAGTGGACTTGGTTTTAAAGTGGAAATTACAAATTCAACTGAAAAGGAAATAGGCTTGTCTAGAAGAAAAGAATTTGCAACCAAGGTGAATTCAAAGCCCAATGAAACAAAGTTTCTAGTAAGCCTCCATAATAATGCTGCAGGCATGGGAAATGATTGGGCAAATGCAAGGGGGTTTGAAATTTATACTTCAAAGGGAGATACCAAGTCTGATGAATTTGCTGGGGTTATATTAAACAATCTTTCTAAGGATTTTCCAGACTACAAAAATAGGGGACTAAAAGAATCTAATTTCACAGTTCTTATGGGTAGTGGTTATTCTGCAGTTCTTATAGAATGGTTATTCCAAGATAATAAAGAGGATGTAGCTTTATTGAAAGATTGTGATATCAACCATAAATTTATTGATTCACTCATAAAGTCATTCTTGTATATAGATGACAATTTAATCTAGCTTAACCATAGTTGAGTTGGTTAGTCGGGGGCAGGTTAGGGTCTTATGGATTCTAGCTTGCCCCTTTTTAGCGTTTGAATTCCTTCTTAGCTTTCTCCAAAGTTTCTTTGATATGTTTTCTCATATTGGTCAATATAGTTTGGGATTTACCATTTCTTGGTAATTCAAAGAAATCAACTAAATGGAGTATAGATAACTTACCATGAGATTGAATAATACGTTCTGTAAAAAATGGGGGTGGGTCTAACTCTATCCTAAAAACTAAATATTCATCAGGGGTGAGGTTATCCATCATGAATTGATTGAACCTATCTGATAATTCCTGTTTGTATTCTGTATCTTCGGTATCATCTAGATATTCCTTATTATTATCAAATAGGATATCTAATGAAGTTAGTTCCTGATTAAATTCAGCTTGTTTGGTATAAGCATTTCTAAGTAACTTATTTTTGAATACTTGTAATGAAGCTAACAGAGTAGCTTTTAACCTTTCTTCATCATATTTATGTTGGTATTTATTATATACATAAAGAAACTTATCCCAAAAATAACTTTGGATAATATCCTGACTTACATTAAATCTTCTAGAATCTATACTTCTGGATAGGTTCCTAACAAGTGGTCTACATAGTTTATATAATTTTTCAAACTGATCTCTATTATAATCAGTAAATTCCTTGATCCTATGTATCTCAGAACCATTAGTATTTTTATTTGGCATAATAAATTTAGTTTTTGGGTTTATGCAAATATATAAATAAATTTAACTTGGTAGAAGTAGTTATAAACTCTTTTTCACACTAAGGTTTTAAATTGATTTTATATAAAGTGCTAACAAAGACTCTTATATGCTTGTAACTGTTACAAACTCAATAATATATGGCAGCTGTTAAAAAATCAAACCAATTAAAATCCCAGGAGAAATTTACATTTTCTATAGACTTTCAACTAGAAGTTTTACGGTTTTTAATACAGAGTAAGGAATCCCTTTTAATAATAAATAAGATAAAACCAGGATATTTCACGCTTATTGAACACGCTCTAATTATGGAAGGGCTTAGGAAATTTTTCAAGAAATATCATAAAATACCAAGTCAACCATTACTCATTGAATCTTGTACTCAGTTATTAGAAAGTAAAGAATATATTGATCTCATTACCAGGGACGACGTCCCTGGTATAACCAAGTTAATAAAAACCTTATTTTCAAATCAACTTAAGGATCATGATGTAGTACAAGAAAATATACTTAAGTTTGCTGCTTATATAGAAATGAAGTCCTTAAATGAATCCATGGACTTTTCCAATTTTAATCTATATGAGGATTATCAAAACAAAGTATCTAACATTATACGTAATTCCTTGCCTCAAAAAGATGAAGAACCATTACTTATGGTCAATGGTACAGTGAGAAGGCAATTAATGCGTAAGATGAATCCCAATATTATTCCTACCCCTTATTGGCAACTAAATAATTTATCAAATGCTAATGGCTATCCACAAAACAGTATTTTTGTAATATTAGATAGACCAAAAGCAAAGAAAACCTTTGCTCTTATAAATATAGCTCGTGGATATCTTGCCATGAAAAAGAACGTATTATATATAGATACAGAAAATGGTAAGAATAATATCATGGAACGTATGATTCAATCCACCTTAAATAAAAGTAGAAAAGAAGTACTTTCTGGTGAGTTTGATAAGTTAGAGCAAAGACACATGAGAAAGTATAGGAAATTAGGGGTTGAATTTATAGTTGAAAGGGTTCCAGCTAAGGTAGCTGATGCTAATACAATTAAAAGTATAATATCCAAAATAGAAGCTAAGTTAGGTATAAAGATACACGTATTAGTGGTTGACTATGCTGCAAAACTAGCTTCCATAGGAAGACATAAAGAAGATACAGAACGTATTGATAATGTATATATTGATTTAGATAATCTTGGTGCAGAGTTAGAATTAGATGCAATCTGGACTGCTCAACATATAACCAGAGAGGGAGCTAAACATAAAGCTACCATTTATGAGGATAATGATATAGCTTCATCAATTTCTATTGTAAGGAATGCCCAATGTATACTTGGATTAAACTCCACCGATGAGGAGGAAGAACATAATATCCAACGGCTAGAAGTTGTAGTACAACGTGATGGTAAACCTCATGGAAGATGTTTATTTAATGTTGATGGTGATAGACAACGTTGGAAAGAGTTTACTAAAGAAGCTAGAAATACTTATGATGAAACTCAAGGGAAACAAGTTGATCAATTAATTAAAAAGAAAGAAAAGAGTAGAAACCCAGTAGCTGATGCTTCAAAAGTTAACAATAAGTCAGGAGATATTTAATGGCTAGATTAACTAAAGAGTTTAAAGGTAAACTCCATAAATATTTTCAAATTAAGGTAGGGGCAAAAGATTATCGTCACGGTTGGATGAAGTCAAGATGTCCCTACTGTGGTAAAGAGGGTAAGTTTGGTATAAACCTTTCTTTAAATAGGTGTAATTGTTTTAGATGTGGAGAACACCCATCACCTATAAACTTGGTTATGTATTTGGAACATGTAGATACTTTCCAAGAAGTAACCAAGATATTATCTAGTTCTCAGTATGAAGGTTATATATTCAAAGAAGAGAAACTAGAACTCAAAGAACAAAAACCTATGATTCTCCCAGATGGGTTTAAATCTATTCTCTTTGGAAATTCCCAACTAGCAAAAGCAGCCAGAAATTACGTAAAGAAAAGAGGATTTGATTTACAAAAAGTAGCAATGGCTGGATGGGGATATGGAACTAAAGGAAAGTACTTCGGGTATCTTATAATACCATTCCATCAACATGGGGAATTAGTTTATTTTAATGCTAGATTATTTATGGGTAATGGCCCAAAATATAACAATCCAGACACTACAGAATCTGGGTTAGGGAAATCATTTATTATATATAATAAGGATGCTCTAGATATATATAGAACAGTCTTTATATGTGAAGGAGCAATCAATGCTGAAACTATGGGGGAAAGGGGTATAGCTTCTGGTGGTAAAGCTATTAGTAGATATCAAATAAATGAAATTATAAAATCCCCAGTAGAAAGAGTTATTATTCTATTTGACCCAGATGCAAAAGACAGAGCTATAGACCTTGCTTTAAAATTAGTTAACTTCAAGAAAGTAAAGGTTATATTTTTACCTGAGGGAACAGATTGCAATGATCTGGGTAGAAAAAGAACTTTATCTTATGTATATAAAGTACATTATCAGAGCTATCAAGAACTTTTTAAACTCAAACTTAAATATTGCAAGTGATGTTTATCTTAAATGAAGAAATCAAAGAACAAGAAAGACAGGCCATAAAAGAACTCTATCCTAAGTTTTCAGATACTACTGTTATTGTTACTAAAGTTCCACTTAAACCATTTTATAAAGCTCATAGGATACAGTTTGTAGCTATGGCTCATGTAACCAGGATATTAGCTAAATATGGGTATTTGGAAGTAAGTGGGGATAAGGTAGCTTTGAGATATAGAAGAACTAAAGATAGTATTTCATTACCAGATTTAGTTAAGATAGTGGATGAACTTCACATGACTAAGTTTCCTTCTATGTCAATTCTTTCAAGGGTACCCAGGAATGAAAAAAAAACGAAAATAGAGCCTGTTGAAACTCCAATACAGGTTGAAGAACCAGAAGATAAGAAAATAGTTGATAACAATTTACCTGTTATTGGTAACCATTATTATTTTCAAACTGACAATCTTCTTATTGGTTATGGTATATTAAAAACTATAGAGGGAGTATTTGATAACAATCTCAAGGTAGAAAGTTATAGATATGAAATAGTAATGAGAGGTATATCATATATTGTTACAGAAGTTTACAGTAGTTTAGTTAAAGTAGCAAGTAAAACTTGGGTATAATGGCAAGTATATTATTTTTAGTTAACCATCCAGAAGCTTATGTTAATCATAGAAATTATTTTGAAGAAAGAGGGTTTGAAGTAACTATGAAACATATCTGGAGATATGATTATCAACATTATGATCATGTACTATGTGATGAGTTTATAAGTGGTGGATCATATCATGATATAAAGAAAGCTTATCCACAAGCAATTCTCATAAAGAAATGTCCATCTATTAGAAAGGCTATTCTTGGAGAACTTCCCTCTACTTCTAATAAACCATTAGAAAAACCTAAGAAGGTAGAAAATAAAGTTTTAGATATGTCTAAATACTTTGTTGATCAATCCTATGTAGAAGTGGGGAAATTAATAAATCTATTTTGCCCAAAGATAAAAAATGTTTTAATCACTGGTGAAACTGGTACTGGTAAAGAACATATAGCAAGATATATACATGATATTAAGAAGACTCCTGGAAATTTTATCCCAGTAGATTGTGGTTCATTAAATGATGAACTTATAGCTTCAGAATTTTATGGTCATATTAAGGGGGCTTTTACTGGGGCTTATCAGGATAGAGAGGGTTACTTTGAAAAAGCCCATGGTGGTACCTTATTTCTTGATGAAATAGAAAACCTGAGTATAAAGGGACAGGTTGCTTTATTAAGAGCTCTTCAGGAACTAACTTTTATTAAAGTTGGAGATAATAGGGTTCAAAAGGTAGATTTTAATCTAGTATGTACTACCAATATAGAACTATGGGATTTAATCAGTAAAGGTGGGTTTAGAAGTGATCTATACTATAGGATATCTCACATAAGATTTAATATTCCACCAGTTCGAGATTATTATGATATACCTGGCCTAATGGAATTCCTTATTGATCAGGTCTGTGAAGAGTATGATCTTACACCATATATAGATAAGCATGATCTAGTTATAGAAACTATGCAAAAACTTCACCCATATAAAGGTAACATAAGAGAAATAAAATCTTATCTAACTACTGAACTAATAAAGCTGGATGCTTCAAGAAGTTCTACTCTTACTGGAATTGAGTTAATGAAAACAACCCCACTATAATATATAAATTCCAAAATCATGAGAGAACCATCAATACATATAACATTTACTAAATTCAAAGAAATCTGGAATCAAGTAGATGGTAGGAAACTAACTAATTCCACTTTGAAAGAGATATTTAAGATGGCCAGGGGATATTCTCTTGACCATCGTTCTGTGTTTACAAACAATAAAAAGCAAGCTCAAAAAGTAACAAATAGAACTTCATCTCCAATTAAGGATACCAATTTATTAGCAGATATTATATATTCCTCTAGAATCAAGTTAAAACACGTAGGAGTAACTAAAATAAAACAAACAGATAGTCAATGGATGCAATTAAAACAATTGGTTCCAGTAATAGAGGAATTTTGTTCTAGATATAATCTTAAGAAGAGACAGGGTTATATTATATTTGTTGATACTGCTTTTGAGTTAATGAGTACTTCTAAACGAGTTAATTATGCTTTTGCTGCTAGTTGGATGTTAAAACAGGTAGACTGGATTATCAATAGATATGAAGCAGAATCTGAATTAAAAAATGATAACTATCCACAAGAAACTAAATATATCCATGACTTATATTGTGGTACAGTAGCAGAAATGACTGGGTTAAATAATAACTATGTAAGAGACCCACTACAATATGTAAACTTTAAAAGAGCTAGAGAAAATGCAGATGAAAAGGGAGTTGATTATGAAACTTATATAGAAGCACAATTTGAAGCTTTATCATTCTGTAATGGTATACCTAAGATAGAAGATTTATATGGGGATAAAGCTAACCAGAGATTATTAACTTATGTATCAAAATATAACATACCTCTAAAGACTCATAAAGTGGAAGAGGATGTTTGGAGTAAATTTAAACAGTAAAGATATGCAACACAAATTAAGAAAAGAAGATTTTGTTGAGTTAGTGGAAGAGTTCCTAACAGACAATGAACTTATGAATGAGTTTATTGATTATGCTAAGTATGTGAAGAATATAGAACCAGATCAAATACCTTTTGTCAATTATGGTAGAACTGATAATTAAAAACAGTAATATTTGTGAAGCAAAGGGTCCATTAAAGGTACTTCATAAGTTATATAAAGAATTTAGGATAAAGCATCCCAATGCTTGGCATATTTTAATGTATCAGAAAGGTAAGGTTAGATGGGATGGATATATTAAATATGTGAGTGATACTGGTAATTTTAGAATTGGGCTTTTACCCATGATATATAATAAATTAGAATCATGGGGAGAAAAGGTAAATATAATTGATCGTAGGCCCCCTTTAGAAGTATCTCCAGTAATTCCAAGTGTATTAGGGGATAAAGAATTATATCCCAGGCAGAAAAAAGCTCTAGAAACCCTTTTAAATAATAAAATTGGTAAAACTCCTTTCTATATATGTGCTGGAAATTATTCTGTGGGTTTTGGCAAATCTTTATTATTTTGTGCTATCCATCAGGCTTTTCAAAGAAAAATCCCCACAATCCTTTTGTTAAATGATTCTGATCTTTTTAAACAGTTTAAAAGAGAGATTCCACCTTTGTTACCTAATGAAGACATAGTCTTTATTCAAGGTGGGAAAGTTAATAGATGGGGTAATTTCAATGTGGCAATGGTTCAGTCAATTTCCAAGAACCTTAGAAAGTACCAATATGAATTAACTAAGATAGGTATAGTTCTTATTGATGAAGCTGATATCATAGATAATAAAACATATAAGAGTGTTATAGAACACTTGTATAATACTCAAGTTCGTATAGGATTGAGTGGAACTTTGTATATGAGTGAATTAAAAAAGTATCTCATCCACAACATGAATATACGATCTTTTATTGGAGATTCTATAGATTCTGTTAAACTATCTGATCAAATTAAATCGGGCAAAGCTACTCCAGTAGTAGTTAAAATAATATATGTACCAGGTAAAGCAATCCCTGCAGATAGTTATCAAGAAGAGTATAGTAAAACCATAACATATAATTCTTATGCTTATGAACAAAGTTTCTCTAGAATGCAATATAATGCCCGTTATGGTAGATTTCCAATGCTCATTGTAACACAATATATGGATCATTGTGAAAACCTATATAAGTATTACCAAAAAATGAATAAGAAACTTGGGCTTGGTTATAAGATAGCTTATATTCACCATAAAACTCCCAATAGAGATAACATATTGGATAATATGAGAAATGGTGAACTAGATATCTTAATATCTACTACCATCATCTCTAGAGGTAAAAATATTCCTACTTTACAATACATTCAAAATACAGCTTCAATTAATTCCAATGAAAGGATAATACAAATTTTGGGTCGACTAGTAAGGCAACATGATTCTAAGAAAAAGGCCTACTTTGATGATTTAATTTTTCCCGGAATATATTTATTAAGGCATGGGAACCATAGGAAAAATTATTATAAAAAAGAGAATTTAAAAGTCATTTCCATAGGGCATCCCACAGGCAAGCAACTCCCTAAAAATAAACGTCATAACAAAACTCTAGGAAAAGCTAAATAAATCAAGGGAATCAAAGAGGCTATTAGCTATTAGCCTATAACTATTAGCCCTGATAAAAAGATTAAGCTATTAGCTTATATACTTACCTATCCATACATGGATAAACATTTTTTCCTTCGGAAAAATATCGATTTTACTAAAGTAAAATCTCAAATGCGTACGTATACGCGTAATACACTTCGTTAGAATTATGATTGCCTTAATCGAAAACAAAAACATATTGATCATCAAACAGTAAAATTCTCAATTCATGGCAAAACAAAAGAAACAGAAGTTAATCAAACTTGAAGATACACCAATTCTCAAAGCTATTGATATCAACTCAATTGGAGATAGTGATGATCCTTGCTTTGGAAAGGAATATGATCTATCAACAGAGGAATGCAGAAGTTGTGGTGATTCAGAATTATGTTGCATCAAATTTGCAGCTTTGATGGGTAAAACCAGAAAGGAATTGGAAGAGGAAAATCATTACAAGGATATCGAGGAATTTGTTGATAAAGTAGCTGCAAAGAAAACTTTCAGAGCACTCAAGAGGAAAGGAGATGATAAGAAAACTATCCTTGATAAACTCCAAGCTAAGTATTCAATTTCAAGAGAACAAGCTAGATTACTGTATAAGGAATTTTCAAACAAAACAAAATGAAACAGAAAACTTTCCTGGCTACTTCACTAGTAATGTTAGTCTTCCTAACTCTGATAAGTTTAGTAGCTATATTTCAAGTTGGATGTAGTTCAATAAACTACACTTCAGTGGTATTAACCAAACAACAATCTATTGATTCAGCCATGAAGGTAATGGTTAAGTTTGATCCACCATTTCCACCAGTATGGGATACTCTATGGGTACAACCATTTTACATGACTAAAACTTGGTTTATCAGGAATGAAAATGGTAAAATCAAACACCAATTCACAGTAAATGAACTAGACTCGATTAACATACTAATGTATAGAAAACTCAGATAATGGAAAGACAATTAGACTTAATTCTAAGTAAAGGAATAAAATCCCAAACAATAACTAAAGCAGTAGAACTCCCAGAATCATATTTAATCCCAATGGGTAATATATATGACCAAGGAAGTTCTTCAATGTGTGCAGTATATGCTTTAGCTGATTTAATGGAAAGAGCTTATAATGTCAAAGGAAGTTTTAATAAGAATGAACTCTATGAATTGAGATCTACAAAAGATGGTATGATGCTTAGTGAACTCTTTAGTTTAGCTAAAGAACATGGATTCACTAAGAATGATAGATCATACAAAGTACATGAATATTTTAGAGTAGGTACCAGTAATGATATACAGAAAGCTATTGTATCTATGTTTGGGGTTATAATTGGTATGCCAGTTTATAACTATGGACCCAGTTTTTGGTTAGGTGATAGGTTACTTGGATATCATGCAGTACCTCTTATAGGATATAGTAGTAAAGGATTTATTATCAAAAATTCTTGGGGTGTTCAATGGGCAAACAATGGTATTACTACTTTACCTTTTGAAGAAGTGGAAGGTTCAGTAATGGAAGCTTGGGCATTTATCTAAATTAAATACTATGAGTAAAAAACAAACCAGAGTAGAGAAAGATTTACAAAAAGTAATCTTTACTAAAGTAAGGGATGTAAAATCTCCTACTAGAGCTAATAAACATGATGCTGGTATAGATTTTTATATACCAGTGATAGATGAAAGACTGATTAATGATATTAAGACAAAGAACCCTGATTTCAATACCTATATTGCAAAATTGGGTCAAGTATTCTTAAAACCAGGTCAAAGAATACTCATCCCCTCTGGAATAAAGGTTTGGATAGAAAACAAACAATCAGCTCTAGTTGCAGCAAATAAATCAGGAATAGCAACAAAAAAAGGACTAACATTTACTGCACAAGTAGTTGATGCAGATTATACTGGAGAAATACATATTGGTTTACAAAATAACAGTAGTAGGATGGTAACTCTCCAAAGTAATGACAAGATAATCCAATTCTTACATACTCCTATAATTCTTTCAAGTATGGAAGAAGTTACCAATGATAGCTACAATGATATCCTTGAGTCTAATACAATTGACAGGGGAGAAAATGGATTTGGCTCAACTGATAAAAAATAACCATAAAAAAGTTTAAGTTTTGGACTCACGGGATATTATTGAAGAACCAATCAAAGTGGTTGGTGGGAAGTATTTAGAATGTATGTATTCACTCCAAAAAGAACTTTTGGAACAGTATATCAAGGTAGAGGGGTTACCTCAATATCCAATAGATGTGAATACTAAAAAGTCTCAGATTATTCTTAAGGATTTTGTGGGACGGGTAATAGAAGAACTTGCAGAAGGATATGAAGCTTTAATTTTAGTTAGTAAATTAACTGAGAAGAATAAGCTTTGGAAATCAGAATATGATGAAGAGGAATATATTCAATGTCTAAATCATCTTCAGAATGCAAGTGAAGAAATGGCAGATGCTATGCATTTTATGTTGGAATTACTCATCTATTCCAATATTCAAGCACAAGATATTGAATCATATCTGGACAATTGGTTAAAAGATAAGACTTCATTTGGTGTAACCAAAACTTTACCAACTTTAGCAAAAGCTATGCAGGTTGGTTTATCTATCTTATATAATGATCCATGTAATATAGTTACTGAACCAAAAGCTATGAATAAAACATATCTTTTGGAAGAGTTTGAAAACATGGAAGCTGACGATGAAAATAAACCGGGTATCCATAAAATTGATTCAAGATTTTATCAATGTGGTAAGTTCTACAACCAATTAACCTATTCATCATACAAATATATGATGTGGGATGTAACTTATCATTTGAATATTGCTAGAAATTTCTTAAAGAATAAACCATGGAAGCAATCTCAGATGATGACTAATGAAGGAGCTTATCAGGAAGAGATAGTAAAAGCTTTTATCTTGATGATGGGTTTATTCTTAGCAATGGGAATCAGTCCTGAAATTTTATATTTTCTCTATTTTAAGAAAAATAGGGTTAATAAATTTAGGATTGAATCAAAATATTAATTATGAAAAGTTTTGTATTTAAAACTGGAGAACAAGCCTGGGCTGGAGTAAACAAAATGTTTATTAACCAAGAACCAGGTTTATTTGAAGGTGAACAGGGGGCATCTATTACAAATTCCCTTTACACGTATGGTTTAACCATATTGATAGAAGAAGCTAGTTTTGACCCAGAATTTGATTTCGGGAAGATACTCGGGTATACTCAAAGTAAATGGAGTGGGCTTCTTAATAATTATCTTGATTTGGATTCCCTTGATCAACTAAAACTACAGATCAGGGAATTTGAAAAGAATAAAGCTATCAATAGGAATTACCATATTGGATTTAATTTTGCTGATTCACATGGTAATGGTAAGGGGTGTTTAATGTCTGGTATGTTCTCAAGGATGATAGGTATTGATAAACCAAGGTTAACTATCATTATGAGAGCTTCTGATGTTGTAACAAGATTGCCATGGGATTTACTCCTATCCATAAGAATGGGAGAATATGTATATGGTCACACTGAATTTACAGTTGAACTATTAATACGTTCTGCCTTTGCTGATGACACCAGTTTAATGCTTTTCAATGGGTATGAAGATATTTCAGAACTTATTGATAAGATTGAAAATGAAGATAGAAAAAAGAGGTTAAAGAAAGCTTTAAGAAGGGTTAAGAAGGCAGCTAGTTCTGGAGATGATCCCAAGTATCAAGCTTATATGAGAGTATACAAAATCTTTAACCCAGAAAAATATGGTAAAGAAGCTAAATCACTCTTAGCTAAAGATTGTATCATAGGGGATTGGGATGGTATACCACTCCCAGAAAAATGTCCATCTATCTTAGTAAGAAATCAGATAAAAGCTGCTTACCTTAAATTCATAAAGAAGTATGATCTAAAGATGTTTATGGAACCAGATAAGAAAAAGAAACTAATCAAGTTCCAAGAATCTGATGGGTCAATCACTGAGTCACCAATAGTAGAAGAGGAAGATAACGAAGAAGAGGAATAATGAAAATAGAACAACAATATCACAATATCCTTTGGCATAAACAACCAAAGGATATTTTACTTGCTATAGAACAAGCAGGTAGAACCTGTTATAAATCAGAGGATAAAATAACAGAAACTTCTGCAACTCCTTTTATAGAAAGATTAATAGCTTCTGGACATGAATCAGTACTAGAACACCAATCTTTTTCAGTAAGATTTGTAACTGATAGGGGAGTAACTCATGAGTTAGTAAGACATAGGTTAGCATCATTTTCTCAAGAAAGTACAAGGTATTGTAATTATTCAAAAGATAAATTTGGTAACGAGTTAACTTTCATATTACCAACTTTCTTATATGGGTATGGAAGTGATAATCCTTCTTGGGAACATTGGCAAAAAGCAATGGAAGATTCAGAGGATAGGTATTTTGAGTTATTGGAAGATGGCTTAACTCCACAAGATGCTAGATCAGTATTACCCAATTCATTGAAGACTGAGATAGTAGTTACTGCCAATATAAGGGAATGGAGAACTATTTTCAAACAACGTACTTCAAAGAAAGCTCACCCTCAAATGAGGGATTTGATGATACCCTTATTATATGAGCTTGATACTTGTTTAACCCCACTATTTCATGACATAGTAGATTTAAACTTATAAGTATGAAAAAGGATAATATCAATCACCCAAGTCATTACAATTCTCATCCATCTGGTATAGAGTGTATAGATATTGCTGAACACCATGATTTTTGTATCGGTAATGCTATTAAGTATCTTTGGAGAGCTGGACTTAAATCAGAAGATGGAATTTCTAAAAAAGAAAAACAAATAGAGGATTTAAAGAAAGCTATCTGGTATATTAAACGAGAAATAAAACACCTTTCCAATGGGGAGGAATAATATAAAATGGTATTCAGATTCTCTAAGCTTTTGGGAAAAGATAAATGAAGCTTTCTTAATGGCAGATGAGAATCTGAATTTTGTTTGTAAGGGAAGAGCTACTTATCTATATGATTATGTAGTTGGGATTAAGAAACCAAAATTGGATCCTAATTTTGATTTTGGTAGGCATTTCAATTATACCATTTCAAAATGGAAATCTTTGGTGGCTAATTATATATCTAGAGAAGAATTAAGTAACCTTGCAAAGGAAATACAAACAGAAGAAAATAAAAACTCTAGAGGGTATGCTTTAGCCCTACAATTCCAAAATAAACATGGTCATGGTAAGAATTGCTTATTATCAATGGTATTTTCTAGAAGACCAGGGAAAACTAAACCAAATATATGTATTTTCTTAAGAGCTTCTGAAATAACTAAAAGGTTAATCTGTGATCTTTTATTATTTCAAAGGGTAGGAGAATATGTATATAAGAATACCAAATTTACTCTAACCATACACTTTAATCAGATGTTTAATGATGATACAGTGTTACTTATGTATCATGCACATAAGTCAGTATTAGAATTAGATATCAAGAAAAATTTAAAGGATAGGTTAAAATATCTTTTGAATTGTAAACCAGAAGATATAAAATACAAAGTACATAAGAGGGCTTTAAAAGTATTACGACCAGAGATATTAAAATATCCAGTAACTTTAGCTAAAGATTGCAAGCTATAAACAAAGAGGTTCTATCAAAATCTATTTGATATTGTAAATTCAAAAAAAAAATGAAACGGCCTAAATTTAAAGCTAAAGTAGATATAGATTGCAGGTATAGTAATATTTTAATATATGAAGTATCTGTAACCACAAATGGTAATCAAACTATATCTTTTCCATTAATGTCTTTGGATGAACTTAAGGAACTCAAGAAAGTCATTTCAAAATTTTTAAAAAATGAGAATATACAGTGATGCTTATGAATTGATGTCAGAAACTGGCAGAAATCTATGGGAAATGGGTTTAGAAGTAAAACCCAAGACTTATCAAAATCAAAGTATAGAAGGTCTAGATGACTTCATCACTAAAGAACTTATTTGTGAACAATATTGTTTAACTAAGTTACCAGATGAAGATAATCTATTCATCCATACTAAATCAAAGGATTGGGCAGAAGCTGAGTTCAAAGAAAGATTAAAAGATAGTGTAAATCCCGGAGAAGCTTATAAACTTCGTAAAGAAATATGGGAACAGTTCTTGGATATTAATGGGGAATTTGATTATACCTATAGTGAAAGAATTAATAATAAAATAGCTACAATATCCGAGAACACTTTAGATGAGGTTATTCAATTGTTAATTAATGACCCAGATACTAGAAAAGCAATTATTCCAATATATGGGCTGGAGGATAGTAATTACCTTGATGGTTCTAGAAGAATCCCTTGCTCAATGTACTATGATTTTTTAATTAGGACTAATGCAAAGGGGGAGAAACAATTAAATATTTGTTATCACCAACGATCATCAGATTTCATAGTTCATTTTGGAAATGATGTATTTTTAGCTTGGAAACTCATGGAATATGTAGCTATCCAGGTTGGAGTTAATCCAGGCTATTTATACCATACTATAGATTCATTACATGTCTATCAGAAGGACTGGGTAAAACTAAAGACTTCACTAAAAGACTTGTAATGGGTTCTAAAATCCAACCTTGTTCGGGTTGGTAATAGGGTTAGACTTTTAGATTGATCAACTAAATATCCATATAAGATATCGGTCTCAGTATCTAATGGAGAAACAGGATAACCCTATTTTTGATGACAAAAAGAGCCCATTGAGATAGTAACTATTTTGAGAATCACTGCAGGATATTTCAATTTAGGCTGGAGAGTAGGGGAACTCTTCTAATCCCCATAAGGGCCTTTAGCTCAGTTGGTTAGAGCAGTGGACTCATAATCCAAAGGTCACAGGTTCAAGCCCTGTAAGGCCCACAATTATGCCAGGATGGTGGAATAGGTAGACACGCCGGACTTAAAATCCTGTAACCATTGAGGTTGTACGGGTTCGACTCCCGTTCCTGGTACTTTTTCGGGATGTAGCACAGTCAGGTTAGTGTACCTGCTTTGGGAGCAGGGGGTCGAAGGTTCGAATCCTTTCATCCCGACTAATTTAATAAACATAAAGCTATGAGGATTCTTGAAAAGGGTGAAGACCAAGTTTATATTAAACGTTGTTGTAAATGCAATTCACTAATAGAATTTGAAATAACAGAAGTTCAACATAATTCTCTTTTTAATAGGGATGAAGTTGATTGTCCAGTATGCAATACAGGAATGTTACTTTTTCCAAGTGACCTTTTCCCAAGAAAATCTGAATCGTCAAAACAAATAGCTGAAGAATGTTTACAAGATATAAAATCATAAGAAGTTTCAAAGAACTAAAACAATTGGTAGAAGCATGTCTCCATACGGGATATGCTTCTGTCGACTTTGAAACTAATGCTGAGGGGATATATAAGGATACTTTTAAACCTACTATATTATCCGTGTCATTTCAAGTTGGTTCTGGTTGTTCTATACCCTTACAACATTTTGATGAATCAGTACAGGATATACCATGGCTAAAGTGGTTAAGATATTTTGGTAGGAAGGTAGTGGAAAATCCTAAAGTAGTAAAGGTAGCTCAGAACTTCAAATTTGATAATCAGATATTTGTTAAGTATGGTATTTATGTAAGGGGTACTGTCATAGATACCATGTTAGCTAAATATCTTTTGAATGAAGAGAAACCTCATGGTTTGAAACCAATGGTAGCTAAATATTTACCAGAGTTTGCAGACTATGAAAAATATGATAAGTTTGAAAGTATTGATTGGGATAAGAAACCATTAGAACCATTGGCAAGATATGGTTGCATGGATACTGACTTCACTTTAAGATTGGGTCTATTTCTTGAAAAGAAGTTGATTGATAAGGGATTCTATAATTTATATAGAAATCTTATAATGCCTGCAAGTAAGGTACTTCAAGATGCAGAAACTAATGGTTTGCCAATAGACTTGCAATTTAATGATCAATTACAAGATAAATACTCCAAGTTAATTCAAGAAACCCATGATAAACTTAGGAGTGTAAGACAGATAAAAAGGTATCAAAAATATAGTCTAGAGCAAAGAAAAAGGGATTACATAGATAAACTAACCCAAGAAATAGAAGAACTATCTAGTGATCCCAAAAAAGCAAAGAGTGTAAAAAATAGAGAAGATAAGATATCAAGAATATTAGCTGGGGAATATCAAACTAATGATGAAAAGAAGTTGATAGAACCCATAAACTTTAATTCAACCAAGCAGATGGTTGATTTGTTGTATATATCTCCAAAGGGTTTTAAATTCCCAATTGTAGAATATACTAAAGATAAGAAGAATAAGCCAACTAATAATCCAAGTACTTCTGAAAGTACTCTAACTAAAATACTTGATCAAGATAAGTCTGGATTTCTAAAAGCTTTACTTGATCTAAGAGGGTTGGACAAAATGAATTCAACTTATATAGTTGGATTAAGGGAACTTGTACAAAGTGATAATAAAGTTCATCCCACCTTTCTAATTCATGGAACTACTTCTGGTCGTTTATCTTCAAAAAATCCAAATGGTCAGAATATTCCAAAAGTAATGGTTAACCCAGATATAAAGAAACAATTTATACCACCTTCTGGGAAATTATTCTTAACCTATGATTATTCTCAAGCAGAGCTTCGAATATTAGCTCATCTAGCTAAGGAAGAAACTATGTTGGAATGGTTTAGAACAGGTAAGGATATTCACTTAGCATCTGCATGTAAAAAGTATCATGAGGATTATGGTGAGATACTAAAGATATATGAAGATGAACAACATGAATTATATCCTTTGTGGAAAAAGAGGAGAAAACAGGCTAAAACCATTAACTTTGGTATAGTTTATGAACAGTCAGCACATAAGTTAGCTGAGTCATTATCTACTCCAGAAGAAAAAGTTGATGATTCAGAGGGACAACAATTTTTGGATGAATACTTTACTACTTTCCCAAAGATAAAGAAATTCATGGACAAGCAACATAAGTTCATGGAAAAACATGGATATTGCGTTTCTTTATTTGGTAGGAGAAGAAGATGTCCAAATGTATACTCTGATAATTTTTCAGAATATCTTGAAGCATTAAGACAATCTACTAATATGCCATGTCAATCAGCAGCATCAGATATGGCACTATTTGCTTCTATTATAGTATGGGAAAAGGTTAAAAAGGGTGAACTCCCTCCAATGAGAGAGGTAAATACAGTACACGACTCAGTATATCAATTTATAGAACCAAGATATATTACTCCTGATACAATATATAGGATTTGGGATATTTGTCGTAACCCATCTACTAAAGAGTTTTTTGATTTCGAGATCAAGGACGTGGATATGTCAATGGATTTTACAATTGGTAGAACTATGGCAGAAGAATTACCTTATATACCCGGGTATGATTATAATAAAATGTTATCAGGGGATTTTGACATAGATGAGTATTATAACCAACACAAGAAAGTAAAAGGTATTGCTATTTCGGATTATCCAAAGAAATTCAAGTCTTATTTTGAAGAGTCATGGAGAAAAAGATAAGCGAGGTAAGAGATGATACTATCTCAGTTAAATATAAAGGTAAACTAATTACCATAAATATTACAAAAGAACTCTCTATAGATGAAAATATAATCAATTCCCAGCTTAAAAATATCCCTTCTAGTTATGCTTTTTTAAGCTTACTGAGAGATAACCTAATTAAAAAAAGGGATGCTCTAGAAAGGGAAAAAAATATTGCTTATAGCAAAGCTTGGTTATTTTATAAAGAGTCAGATAATAGGTTAAACAATGATACAGCCAATCATAAAGCTTTAGTAAACCCTAAGTATTTATCAGTAGAAGAACGATATCTAAAAGCAGTTCATAAAGCTAACAAGTTAATAAGTATATGTAGAGCTTATGAATCAAGGGAAAGAATAATACAAACTTTGTCAGCCAACATTCGTAAACAATCATAACAATTAAAGCTATGGATTTAAAACTTAATTTACCTTCAAAACAAGTAGCAGAGAAAATTTCTGAATCTCTTATCGGGTCACCAACTGAAAATAGGGTGGTTATTATTTCTCCAAAAGAATCAGATAGACAAACTTCTAGTGGATTATATGTACCAGATATAGTAAAAGAGGGAGTACCTCGTAAGGGGGTAGTAGTTGGATTTGGACCAATTACTAATGAATATAATACATACAGACACATGTTAAAAATTGGTCGTATAATTACCTATGGTTTGTATGCTGGTAAGGAATTAGAACCTACATTCAAAGATGAAGAATTGGGAAGAGCTTTTAAGGATCACACTTTTACTATTCTATCATTGAATGAGGTTATATATGTTGAACCTAATAATAGATAAGATATCATGGTAAAAGTAGTAAAGAAAAAGAAAAAATCTTTGGGTGATGATACTCCTACAAAGGTAATGAGTACCCGGGAAAGAATGCTCCAGAGAAAGAAGAAGTTAGAAGAACGTAGTAATGGGGGTGGCGGATTGATATTTCCTAAAAAGGGTACTTTGCGGGTACGACTCATGGATCAGGGTGATGATAAAGAACTTGGTTTAGAGGTAGTACAATTTTATCTTAATAAAGATAGGGGTGGTATTATCTCTCCAGCTACTTTTGATGAGCCTTGTCCATTTATGGAAAAGTATCAAGAGTTAAAGGGTTCTGATGATGAAGATGATCAAGAACTTGCAAAGAAACTGGTACCTCGTAGACGATATATAGTTGGTGGTACCTGTTATAAGGATGAAAAAGGTAAAGAGATTGATACTGATAGAGTATGTAAACCCATCTTAATCCCAAGATCAGTTTATCAAGGTATTACTGATTTATATCTTGATGAAGATGATTGGGGTGATATGACTGATCCAGAAGAAGGTTATGATATCAAAATAACTAGAGCTGGGGAAGGTTTGATGGATACTACTTATACAGTTAACCCATGTCCTGGAAGGAAACCTCTTGATCCTAAGTATAGAAAAGAAATGAATCTAGAAGAGATCATACGAGGTCAAATGAAATCCTATGATGAACTAGAAGAAATGTTAAACGAGTTCATGGGATCATCTTTCAATGATGAAGATGAAGAAGATGAAAAACCTAAAAATAAAACATTGAAAAAGAAAAAATACAAAGGTGATATCTAGTATTAGTTGATACCACTTTCTAATCTTAGCCAGGGTGGTATTAGTTACTGTCCTGGCTTTTTTAATTGTAAAACAGTATGGCAACAATTATAGGTGAAAAAAAGAGTAAACTTACTCCAGTAAAAGTAGAGACTCAAACCCATGATGAAAAATCTTTCCTGGAGATCATAGAAAGTCCAGAGTTCAAAGTATATATAAATGATTACATAGAAAGGTATAACAATAGACCAATTCTAGAAAAGGGTCATAGGTATATAAGAACTCCATGGGATACATTAATAGAAAGAGAAGAATTTAATTTTGATTCATTAAAAGAACACTTTATAGATATTGCTCACAAAGCCAGTAACTTATCAGCAGCTCAGAGGGAAGCTATAGTTGATTTATTTATAAGCAGTATAAGTAAAGTAATGAAGGATAGAATCATTAAAAAACAAAGAGAAGAAAGTGGCAAAGAAGAAAGTGGGTCTGAAAGTTCCAACAGCTAATGAATTAAGCAAAAGATATGGGGATATGATAGTATCTGCTTCCGAAACAAAAGAATCAGGTCTATGGTTACCTTCTACTTTCTTTATGCTTAATTATACATTTGGTGGTGGTATTCCTTTCGGAAAGATACTAGAGGTAGCTGGAGAAGAATCATCGGGTAAATCCTTGATAGCATATAACTTTGCATATTCTACTCAACAATTAGGTGGACATGTTATTTGGGTAGATGCAGAACAAGCTTGGATGAATAGCTGGGCTAAGGAAAATGGTATAGACCCGGATGGAGTAACAGTTATTAGAGATACTCGTATAGAAAATATAGCTGATGCTTTAGCTGATGTTGCAATATATTGGAGATCCCAACTTACTAATAATGAACCAATACTTTTAGTAGTGGATTCAATTGCTGCTATGGATTGTGCAGATAATATTGATTCCAAAATGGTAGATGGGAAGAGTGAGATGGGGGGTAGAGCAAAAGCTTTATATAAATTCTTCCGTATTAGGAGTGAATTATTCTATAAACTTGGTATAACCCAAATCTATATCAATCAGCTAAGAACTGCTTTAAATGTTGGTTTTGGTAAAGATAATACTACAACTACTGGTGGAGCAGCTCTTAAATTCTATTCTTCAATCAGGGCAGCTTTTTATGCCGGTAGAAGCATAACAATTAAATCAAAGGGAAAGGAACGTAAAGCAGGTAAATTAGTTACTATTCGTTTGATTAAGAATAAAGTAGCTCCTCCAAGACCCACTATATCTAAAGTACCAGTATATTTCAATCCAAAGTTTCATGAAGTTGGGTTTGATAAATACTTTGGGTTAGAGGATGTATTTGTAGAAAACGATATCATAGAAAAATCCAGTGGTGGGGTATACAAATACAAGGATAAACAACTCTGTAGAGGGGAGGAGAAATTTCAGAAGTTATTAGAAGAAGATGAAACATTAAGAAGAAAGCTTCTAAGAGCAGCTGAAATAAATACCATTGGTCAAACTAGAAAACAAATTAATCGTTTAACTGAAAACTTTTACCCAATAGATGGGGATGTAGAGTATGAGTCCTTTGAAGAAGCAGAAGAGGAAGAAGACGAATAGGGTTCCACTAAGAACCCTATTAGTTATAGATGGTTCTAATTTAGCTCATAGAGCTTATCAAAAGTTTAAAAATCTTAAAGCTCCAAATGGTAAGCCAACAGGATTAGTATATGGGTTCATGAGGTTACTACAAAGCTATGTTATCAGATTTGGAACAAGCTATGTTATAGTTACTTTTGATACTAAAGAATCCAAAGAATCCAACTTCAGAGTTGAATTATTAAAAGATTATAAAAAACACAGAAAAGAGAATAAAGTAAATATAGATTATGATGATTTCAATAGACAACTTAGATTGGTTAAGAAGATATTGAAATTATTAAATGTACCAGTAATCTGGGATAAAGTTGGACTTGGTCATGAAGCAGATGATTATATTGGGTATCTAACCCTAACTTATCCAGGGAAAGTTATTATAGTATCATCAGATAAAGACTTTTGTCAACTTCTAGATAGTAGAGTAAAGATATACAACCCATTCAAAGATGCCATGATTCACTACCAAACTTGTAGTGATTATATGGATTACACTGCTGATGAATGTGTAGACTATCTTTGTTTACTAGGAGATAAGTCAGATGATATCCCTGGTTATAAGGGTATGGGTCCAATTAAGATAAGACAATTCTTAAATGAATTTAAATCTATTGAGGGTTTCTTATCTAATCAAAAAAATTCCTTTAAAGGCATAGATCATGATGGTCTAGAATTATTATATAAACGGAATAAGGAATTAATTGATATTAAGGTTGCACTCTCTAGATACCCCATAAAAAAGCTACCACTTCTTAAACAGAAAAGAAAGAGTATATATGTTGAGAAGTTAAAAGAAATATTTAAGAAGCATCAGTTAATGTCTTTCTTAACTGAGGAATATATGGAACCTTTTAAAAAATTAAAACCATGGGAAAACACCCTATTAAAATCCAACTTACTGGATGTAGCGGAGTAGGAAAAACCACATTAGCTAAATATATATCCCAAGAATATGGTATATCATTTGTATCTGGATCTTACTCAGATTTAGTACCTCAAACTAGAAATGAGAAACATGCAGATATGATAACTAAAGATCCTAAGTTAATATATGAACAGGATCATCAAGTATTAAATCTTAGACATAAACAATTAAGAAATCTATATAACTTTGTAACCGATAGGTCTTATGTAGATTCCATAGCTTATTTAATAAATAAGCTATCTATACATATCAAAAGTTGTGATATAGAACATTTTATCACTACTTGTGAATCCTTATTAGAAAGAGAATGTACTCATCTTATATTTGTACCATTTACAGTTAAGTTTTTAAATGAATGGGAGATAGAAGACAATAATAAGAGAGTACTAAATAGCTACTACCAATTCCAGATATCTCAACTTATTTTCGGTATATTGGATATGTTTAGCTTTAGACCAAGTAATGTCAAAACTTGGGTTGTGGGAGAAAAAACTGGAACTATAGCTTTACCACTATCAGGAAAGAAAATAGATGTTTTGATATTAGATGAACTTGATTTTAATAAAAGAACTACCATAGTTAAAAATTTCCTTGGTATATGAAAAAAGTTGTAGGTATAGTATTCTCTGACTTACACATAAACCTATGGAATAAATTTAATCAGGAAAACAAAAGGACCTTGAATCATTTTAGGGTCCTTTTCTTGATTAAATCCTTATGCATGAAGTATGGTTGCCCAGCTTTATTTTGCGGGGATTTATTTCATAAGCCAGAGTATATGGAGAATGAAATGCTGGAAAAGGTAATGGGTGTATTTGATGAATTGGATTGGGATAATTGGAAAATGTATGCTATATCAGCTAACCATGACATGAGTAAGTCAAATACTAAAGAAAACCAATCCCCAAGTTGGATAAAAACTTTATCTAAGAGATATGAGTTTTTAGAATGTATAGATTTTAACTCAGTAGTAGTTAATAATGATTTTGCAGTTCATGGGGTACCATATCTTGATCATAATAAGGGTCTAAATGATTACGTAAAGAATATAGAAATAATAAGAGGTAGGAAAGATTTAGATATCCCAAATATCCTATTATTACATACTGATTATCCAGGTGCAAGAGATACTGATGGTGTAGAAGTGGGTTCAGTAGAAAATCTAAACGTAAATATAGTTTCAAGGTTTGATCTAGTTCTTATAGGGCATATTCATAAACCACAAAGGTTATCAAAGAAAGTATATATGGTGGGAGCACCATTACAACAAAGAAGAACTGATAAGAATTGTGATCTTGGATATTGGAAGTTATATTCTGATATGTCTATGAAGTTTATCCCATTTGAAGAATTTCCCAAATTCATAGATGTAGAGAAAGAAGAGGATATCAAGGATGATGGTAATTATTATACTTTGATATCAAAACAGGTAGAGGAAGTAGATAATACTACTAATAAAATAACCAGAAACCTTTCAAAGAAAAGATTGGTAAGTAGATACCTTAGAAAGAAGGGTATAAAAGATCCTAAAAAGAAATCATTACTGATTGACATAATAAGGGAGGTAGAAGATGATTGAGTTTAATAAAATATATATAGAGGGGTTTTGTAGTATAACTTCTCTAGAAATGCCCTTAAATACCCAAAAGATAACCATAGTAAGGGGTCCAAATGGATATGGAAAAAGTAATTTCTTATCAGCTATAGTATGGGCTTTATATGGTAAAAATCTAAAGGGTATTTCAGATGTGAATACTTGGAAAAAGTTTAGATCTAAAGATTATAGGGGTACTAAAGTAGAGATATACTTTAAACCAGGAGATGGTAAAGTTCATAAAGTTATACGTTGTCTAGAATATAAAGGTGAGGTAGAGGGAGCTAAGGGTAATAATCGCCTTATATATCTTATAGATGCTGAACCAGTAAAAGAAAAAACTAAGATTCAGTTACAGGCGCTTATAGATAAAAACCTGGGAATGTCTTATAACCTATTTATAAATTCCATAATGTTTGGACAAGGTATGAAGAGATTAATTCAGGAATCTGGTAGTGATAAAAAGAATCTGTTTGAAGAGATATTTTCCTTGAATTATATAACTAAAGCTAAGAAGATAGCTCAAGATAAATATTCTCAATTAGATAAGGAGGTATTTATAACTCAGTCTAAATTAAACTCTGTTATAGCTATATACCATTCACAGGTAGAGAGTTATAAAGAAGAACAGGATAGGGCAAGGAATGCTGAAAAAATATACAACCAGAAAAGGGCTTCATTGAAAGAGTCTAAATCCTTGGCTACAAAGACATATAAGAATTTGACGGCTACATATACAGATGACGTAATTGAAACTATAGATAAAGAAACTTCTAAAATAAAAGAGAAGATACACCTTGCTAATGAAACTCTAAAAAATGCTAAAGGAATATCTGGAATATCGCTAAAAGAATTAATCAATCAAGTAATACAATTATTAGAATCTAAGAAATATTCTACAGCCTTATCTGAACTCAAAGAGATAAAAGAGTCATTTGGAATTATTACTGAAAAAACTAAAGAGATACAAGAATTAAATACTGATCTTAGCTCTCTCTATTCAAAGAGGGATGAGAATAGAAGGTTATCCCTTAAAATTCAAAAGGCCAAAGAAGAAATATCATTCTATAGGAACCAACTTAGAGAATTGAAATTAACTAACATAGATATGGATTCTATAGTTAAAAAATATAACTCTAAGATGGATGAATCTTTAGCTAAAAAAAGAACTCTGGAATCACAACTTAAAAAATTAACTGAGGAAAGAGATTTATATAAGTGGGCTTACACTGACCCCTTTGGAAATAATGGTATAAAAGCTTTCCTATTTGAATCATCTCTGGGATATTTAAATCAAGTATTAGAATCTTATTCAGAAATCTTAGGTTTTAATATTCAGTTTAAAGTAGATTTAAATTCTACTAAAAAAGATTTTATCACCATGATAGTTAAGGATGGAGTAGATGTATTCTATGAGGAATTATCCGGTGGTGAAAAACAACTGTGCAACTTAGCTATGGCTTTTGCTATGAATGAAGTTATGACAGAAGCTAAAGGGATTAATATAGCTTTTTTGGACGAAGTATTTGAATCACTTAGTTCAGATAATATAGAAGTTGTAATAGGTTTAATAAGGAAAGTTTATAGGGATAAAACTCTATTTCTAATCACTCATCAAGAATCTTTACCCATCCCAAATGCCAAAACGTTAACTGTAAAGAAAAACCATGGGTTATCAGAGTATGAATTTCAATAATCACTATTGGTTATAAATTCATAGAATCATGGGTAAAGTAAATTCTAAACAAAAAGGATCAAGATTTGAACGTTCTATATGTAAATTTTTTCAGGATTGGACCGGTTATGAATTTAGTAGAGTTCCTGCTTCTGGAGGATTGAGGTGGAAAAAAACTGATAACATAACTTCAGATATCACATGCTCAGATCCAAAACATTCCAGAAGATTTTCATTAAGTGTAGAATGTAAGTCTTACCAAGAAATTAAGTTTGAACATTTATTATTGGGCAATAAATCATGCAAGATATTATCATTTTGGGAACAAGCTTGTAGTGATGCTAAAAGAGCAAATAAAGTCCCAATTCTCATCATGAAGTATAATAATATGCCAAAAGATGAAGCCTTTTTTATGGTGGATAAGAAAACAGCAGAAATTATACTTGATCAATTAGATAAACTTGAAAAGCCAAGGATGGCTATCCAGATGGATAAAAATCAAGTTTTCTATATTTTCATGCTATCAGATATAAAACATATAAGCTATTCAGACTTTCATAAGAAGATTAGAAAAAGCTTAAAACCAAATAAGTAATATGAAGGATACTCCCTATATATATTGTATCTGTAGAATAGATAGAAAGAGTTGGAAATACATAAATGAAGACTTGTCGAATAGGGGGTATAAAAAAATAAAATCATTTATCCCCACAGTTAAGATACTTAAGAAAACTAAAGCTGGAAAGAATTTTTATGAAGAAGTACCATTACTTTTCAACTATGGTTTCATAAAGATGAAATCCGATAAAGCTTTTGATAGAAACTTTTTAAACAAACTTAAAAAGGATATACCTGGTATACTTAACTTCCTCAAATCACCAGAGAATCTGTTCCCTAAAAAGAAAAGGGCAAGAATAGATAATGCAGAAGACTTTGATGATTTTTCTATTGTTGCAACCATTTCTAGAGAACAAGTAAAATATTATAAATCAATTTCCAAGAGGAATAATGTTTTCTCTCTAGAAAGTATAACTAGCCTTAAAATTGGGGATTATATAACTCTAAGAGGATATCCTTTTGAAGGAATAGGGGCAATAGTAGATGAGTTAAATTTGGCTACCAAAACTATAACAGTAACCATATATCCTGGAAAAGGATCAATAACTATTCAGTTACCAATGGATAATGTATTATACTCCATATACAATGACTATGATGAGGACCATTTGGAATCATTGGACAATGGAGCTGATATATCCCAAATCCCAGATGGTTCAACTGAAGAGTTTCTAAATTCAAATCAATACTAATCATGACGGAGAATCAGGAAAAAGCTTGGGATTGTTTGACAGAACAGGAACAGCAATTATTATTCCTGAGCCTTTCTCAGGGATTATCAACAAGAGAAACAGGTAGTATATTAAAAATACCCCATTATAAGTTATTAGAACATAAAGCAAGAGCTGAAAGGTTATTCAAATTATTTACTGATTACTTTGAATTACATCCAGATCTCATAAGACCAGGAGCACCATTAGCTTCAGTATTTAGAGATTATCTCTATGGGTCTATGATAAAACGATTATCTAGAGAAGAATCCCTATTTTATGCTGGGGATTCTTCTTGGTTATTGAGACCAGTAAATAGAGATCAGATTATAAAATACATGGGTAAGTTAAAGAAATCTGAAGATAAATGGGATCAAGATCTGTATGCTCTAATAATGGAGTTTGATAGGTGGAATAACTATAGAATACTTCCAAGAATTTTGCAAGCACCAACACCATTCAAAAGAAAAAGTACAAAGAAAGATAAAGTATACTTGTCTTTCTTAAATAGAATCCCTGACTTTAAGATCAGGGCTATGGTGGACATATACTGGAGACATGGTAAACCAGAAAAAAGATATTATTGTGCATTCATATCAACCATATTTCCTGATGGTTATACAGTAGTTCCCATAGTTAGAAAGAAAAATGTAGTACAAGAAATCACTGATACTAAGATATATATCTTTGAAGATAGACTTGATGCAGAAGAATTTGGACTCTTAGTATCTCAGTACTTTCTAAATACCGCTGGAATATCTAGAGCTATGAAGTTTTGGAAAAGGTACAGAGAACTCATACAAAATGCTATAAATTACAGGGAAATAAATAACATGGATTTTACTTGTGAGAATCTAGAAATGGCTTATCACCTAAAAAGAAAATCCATCCGTCAAATATCAGATGACTCTAAGAAAAACAAAGAGAATTTTTAATAAATTATTTGCATTTTAAAAAATTCCCTCTTATATTTGCAATATAAATAAAAAGAAACCCAAAAACTAAAATACTATGGCAAAGAAAAAGAGAGGACCCAAGATTACTGGTGGAAAAGAAAAAATGAATCTTCTATCAGGTGGTCTAGAAAACATGACTTATAGAGATTGCAAAAGAAGAGCAATTTCATTGGGTATGCCCTTTCCTGATGCTTGTGCAGCAGATTGGAATAGGTTAACCCAATTTATTATGAGATCTCCCAATAAACCAGACAATTCACTTATTGACAAGTATGATGATTGGGTTGATAAGATTCTTGAAGAAAGGGGTTATGAAAAAGATGATCCCATGAGAAATTACCAACTAAGATTAGGTTTTATAGGTGAAGAAACGGTTGAGAATCAAAAAAAGGTAAAGAGAGTAAAAGGTTTGGAAAAACCTAAGAAACCAAAGAGAGAAAAAGATGATCTTGGTCTTTGGAAAGGAACTAAGAAATCCTATGCTTTCGAATTAACTCTTAAGGGTTTTGAGGTAGAGAGGGTGGTTAGAAGAGTAATAAAAAAATTTCCAGATGCAAACCCAAAATCAATTCAGCAATGGTATCGAGCAGCTTTACGAAAAAAGAAGTAGATAGAACTTTTGCTAGAATAGAAAAAAAGAAAAGAAAACACTGGGCTTCAAATTTTAAAACCACTTATAGACTCACAAAGAGGTTAGATGATAAAATCTATATCAACAAATATTATCCCTGGTGTTATAAAAACTATATCCCCACTCTAGCTCTTCAAGGTTGGTATAATAGGTCTGAAGCTAAGAAACTATATAAACTATTCTATGGGCCAAATGCTTTAAAACATGTAAGGTTTATAAAAGGTAAGAAAGCAATAGAAAAAAACTTCAGTATAGGTAAGACAGTTTATATAGATGGGATGTGGAGACAAGTAAAAAATAAAATCTTCTTTTCCACTGATCATCTACATTATAAAGGAATCAGGATGAAAGAAAGAATAGCATCAGATAAATTAGTAGTATCAACTGGAGCAGTAGGAAAAAAGAGAAGAGAAAAAATAATAGTTAAGCAAGTAGAGATTAAACTTTTAGGAAATGCACAAGGAGGAGTTATACCAACTATTGGCAACAAAAAGAAACTTGGGGTTTCTAAGGTTCAAAAGGCTTTCCAAAAAAGAAAAGATTATCTTTATGAAGAGTGATCTAGAGATTGGTATAAAATGCTTAGCACTAAAATATAAGGCAGTAACTAAAAAATCTCTAGAAAAGTCTCTTAGCTGGTCTAAACGCCATTATAAAAGATATTCCCAATACCTGGTATATAAAAACCATTTTAGAAGATATGAACATAGGGAAAACTATATAGAACAAGAATTTCTATTCAGGGGATTTGTTCCAGAGGGTTCATTTAAAAAGAAGAGTGGATGTAACTATATTATCTCCAATAGAAAAATAAATGGTAAGAAATACATATATCCTGACCACTTTGGAAGAGATATTTCTATTATAAATCAGGGTTACAGAAATATATATGAAGTTATCAATTTCATAGGGATAGAAGGATATACCAAGATAGATGTTAAATTCACTAAACTTCCAGAAAATGGAAATAAGAAAAACCGAAGGAAAAAATAGTTTGTGGGATGATAATAAAAAATATGCTATAGAGGAAAAACTCTATGTAGCAGCTACTGGTAAACCTAAAAATGAATCTACAATTACTCCAGTAGAAATACCCTCTTCAGATGATTTCTTAAGATTATCCATAGAGATAGGAAAAGAAAATCAAGAATCGATAGAAATTTCAAAGAAGTTGGGTTTTCCATTTTATACCGAAAAAAGGATAGTAACACTATAATACTTCACTTAAACCTTTTAATCAATTTTAATCATGGCAAAGAAATCTAAAAAAGAAGTAAAAAAACAGGAAGTTTCTCGTAAGGAGATCAGTGGTCTTATTTTCATCACTTATGATGATGGTTCAGTAGAGGTTACCATGGCTCCCATTACTCTGACCAAGGATCAGGTAGAAGAAATCTTTGGTGAAGCAGAGGAAGACGAGGATGAAGAGGGTGATGAAGAAGATTCTGATGAGGATGAAGATGAAGGTGACGATGATGAGGAGTCAGAGGAAGAAACCGAAGAGGAAGAGGAGGAAACTGAAGCTGAGGAAGTAGAAATTACTGGAGAAGACTTAGCTAATATGGACTTCGAAGAATTGGAAGAAGTATGCGATGATAATGATCTGGATACTGATCCTGATGATTTCGAAGAAGAAGATGTAGAGAAATTCCGGAAATCTATTGCAAAAGAATTGGGCATTACTTTACCCAAAGGGAAGAAGGAATCTAAGAAAGCTGGTAAAAAGAAAAAATAAACTAGCTAAATCTATTACTTCATAAGTTCAGTACAAGGTTAGTTTTTGGGTTGGATTCCATTGGGTAATTTAGGTATCTCTCATAGGCATGTTGGTAACATTTAAGGTTTACCCAATGGAATCTTTTTTTTTATTGAACCCACTTTTTTAATTAAACATAAATAACAAACTCAATTATGGCAACTAAGAAAGCTGCAAAGAAGGCAGAACCTGCAAAGAAAGGTGATGCTAAAGAAATGGATGCAAAAGCTGCAAAGAAGAAAGCTCGTATGGAAGCTCTCAAAAATCGTCCCGAGGGTCAGCGTACTAATTCAAAACAGTGCGATGTAATTGAAACCACTAAGGGTGTAGTTAAGACCTATGCTATGCCAGTTCGGGGTTTTGGGGTAGTTCTCACCACGGTTGCAGAGGATAAGGATGGTAACGTAGTTTCTACGGCTATCACTACTCTGGCTGGTTTTACCGTTAAATCCAAGAAAGGTCATGGTGCTCTTAAAGCCGGTACCCCCGGTATGGGTAAGAAAAACAAAGGGGTAAAAGAATCAGATGATGTTGATGACGATGAAGAAGATGAGGATGAAGACTAAGTTCTGAAACTCTCTATAGTAATCAAATCAACAAAGGGGATTTCCAACAGGAGGTCCCCTTCTTTTATATCTAAATAAGAGGGGAAATGGAAGGGGAAAAAGAGATTATGTATCTTGCAATATGTAATCAGATACAAATATATTCTTTATTACTAGAACAAGAGGATTTAGGGGAAGAAGATAGGGGGATGGCAAACTATATAATTCAAATCTCAAACCAATTGGAAGAAAAATTGAGGTTAGAATTAGGGGATAAACCAATATCTAGACCACCATGGAGCAAAACAGAATAAAACAAATAACCATAAGTATATGGGATTGTCTCAAAAGATTAGAAATCCTTGTAGACCAATTCAATAGAAGTACTTCCAGGGGGAAAAGAAATTCTTTAAGCAAGGATATCCAATTTGTGAGAGCAAAAATTACCCATTCTTTTAAGCGAATAGCTAAGCTAGTAGATGGGAATATAATATCAGTTACATTTTTAGAAGAAAACTCTGGAATCAAGTGGAAAAGATTATATACTAATGTAAGTATAGAGGATGTAAAAAGCCATTTGAAACTGATATCTTATCTAAAAGAAGAAAATATTAAGATCATAGAAATACAAGAAACTAAAACAAAAGATAGTTTAGAAAAACTATCATAACATACTTTAATATCAGAAATATGGAACCAAGAAAGAAGAAAGAAAAAACAAAGAAAAAGCCTTCTCCTTGGGAATCTAACTATGAGGAACTAATCCAAGATGAGGCTAGAGCTAGATTAGAATTAATAAGGTATTTTCATGAGTACAACTTAGACCCAAGTATAGATTATAGTGATCACCCACAACATGGTCCTGCAATCAAAAAGATGGTTCAAAGAACTAAATTGGGTCAAAGAGCTTATGAAGCTAGAAAAAAACCAAGAAATCTTCATCCCAATGTAACCAAGGTAAATGGTAGACCTTTACAATATGATTATCCAGATGTGGATGGTCAACCTATGTCAAAGCTTTTTAAGAAGAGGTATAGAAATAAAATGAGGTTAATCCTGAGAGCAGGGGTAAGACCAGAAATTGCTTCTCAAAGAGCTATAGAAAGGTTATCAAAAACAAGAGAGATTCTCAAGGAAAAAGCCAAGAAAGAAATGGCTAGAAGAGCCAGAGAATCTAAGTTAAAACATAAAAAACCCACAAAACCAAATTCAGTTATCATATATAGAAAAGTAAAGAAAAGAAAGAGTAAAGATGTATGATTTAGGTTTTATGGGTTTTATTATTACTCTTTCTTTAGACCAGGGATACTAAGTCTCTGGTCTTTTTGTATACAGCATTAACCAGTAATTTAACACTTGTTGCATTAAATTTATTTTTAATATATTTGCAATATAAATAATAAAAAGATGGGAGAGATTAAACCACTGTTAAGAACTAACCTAAGTTCGGTTGCTATTGTTAAATTGATTATGGATATCAATATCCAAGCAATTAGAGAAGTTAAAGATGAAAATAGGGAGAAT